GGACTATACCTTAAGCCGTCTCAGAGTGGCTAGCTCTTCACGGACGACCGACACCCATCTAGTCTCTGAACCTTCTCCATGCCCTACCAAAAGTCGGGTTTAGGAGCTTGGCTGCGGATTACCCATTAAGTGTTTTTATTTCTTTCAGGTACTCTTTGGCTTTATCAAGTTTTTCTTCCATTGTTAAAGATGATGACAGAAAACCTTTATTATACAATTTGCCGTCGATCTTTATTTGGACAAAAAAACCTTCACTTTTTATGTGTCCTTCATCATTTTTGATACAACGATAATTGATATTTGGTGGCAAGTTCTTATTATGTTCCTTTCTTTTCATACCACCATCAATTGCTCGTTTAACATTGGCATTTGCTTTTTTTTCGTGATAGGTTGCATACATTTCTTCATTTTTTGGTTTATTGCTTCCAACGAAATAATTATAACCAATCAAAGGATCAAAAGTGTTAAACTGAGTTATATACTCGGTTTCCTTCTCTTTTAGATCCTCTTTGGAAGCAATTTCCAAAAGTTGAATATCAAATTTATCAAAACCATACTTGCGCATAGCTTGATATAAAAGCGGACAATCCATTGAATTGTTTTTTGCCGCTTTTACATGATTTGCAAACCTACCATATATGCCATGTTGTACCAATCCTGAAGCACCATTTTTAACATATGAAAAGGCTTTTCCAATATACTTCTTGGTATTTACTTTATTCGTAATTATGTAAATAACACCAGTATCGTGGCTTTCCTCCATTTTGGCCTTATTGAAGTACCTGATTGATATTAAACACTTATTCTTTTCATTTTTACCATACCGCCTTGGTTTCCCAGACGCCGCCGCAATGTTTCCACTGTGGTTTGGTAGAAAAGACTTTAGGGGATTCCCGCAATTTGGGTGTCTTGCTAGGATTTGGAGCCACCAAAATCCTAACTAGGTAGTTATATCTGGGTTAGAGTTACACTGTTTCCCCCTTTAGGTGTCTCTAACAACCTAAAAGGCAGCTACCTGTTGGCGACAAGATGTCATCGCCGTCAAAGTCCGCACCATACGGCTGGGTCGCACTGACATTCAGCCGAAACGTGGACAACTTCTCATTGTTGATTACGCGCACCTTATGCGTCATCATACTCATTTTGTGCAGGGTGGGCTGTCGGTTGAACAATACGGGGTCACCCTCTTGTAGATGCCGCCACACCTCATCCCCCATGCTCAGATTGATGGTGCCCTTGTTGTACCGCAGGTCGATGTCGATGGTACGATCACCACGTTTCACCCGCACCATGTTCGCCCCCGGATACTTGTACCGTCCGTTCCGGACAAGGCCGGTGAGACGGTCGTAGTTCTGGGGGGTTACTATCTCCGTAAACGTCAGGTTCATTGCGATCTTGATCGGCACACCCAGCTCGTCCAAGCTCAGGTTCGGATCCGAGGTGATCACGCTGCGACCGCAATAGTTCACGCGCTTGCCCATCAGGTTGTTACGAATCAGACCCGTCTTCCCCCGCAACCGCTCTGATATGCTCTTCACCGGTCTCCCGCAAGACTTTTGCGCCGACTTTGGTAGATTCGTGTCGTTGTCAAAATACACCGCCACGTTGTACTGCTGGCATTTCAAAAAATCGATCAAGTACTTTCTTTCCTCCTCGCTGGGATTCTCCTTTTCAGAATACTTTCGTAGCCGTTGACTTGCTTTTAAGATATCCGCCAGTTTGTTATTCAACGTGTCCTCCGAGGTCCCGCTCGCCATGAAATCTGCCTTTACCGACGGACGGATGGCCACCGGTGGGATCGGAAAGTGCTTGATGATGAGGTCCTCCGGACGGAACCGTCTCTGGTTCCGTTGATCGAATCCCATCAGTTTCCAATCCGCATCACTGATGTTCACCAAAATATCATACACGATTCGCGGCGTCAAGATCTCTCTAACCTTCTTCTTCTCATTGTCATCACCCTCACCCTCAATGGGATTCGACTCCGCCACAAACTGGATCACTCCCGTTGTGTTTTTGATCTCCAATTTGATCACCGGAATCGGTGCATTACACACCTGACAGTTATTTAGTTTCGCCAACTTTCGAATCTCCATGAAACGGTTCTTCCCATTCTTGTACTTTAAAATTTGCTCCAATGTGTCCGTCGTCTTCAATAAACGCAGGTTGGAACAACGGAGACAGATGCAGCTGAGAATGTTCTTCACACCGTCCTTGAAGGCAAAGTTGAACACCGGCTCCGCAAACTCCGTGTGTCCAAAGTGCCCGGGACACTTTTTGTCCCTCTCACCGCATGTTAAACATATCCTTTGATTATCCGTCGTTCCCAACCGCAAATCCACTATGCCGCCGCGCTTGGGCTCGTTGTTATCATACGTCTCCGGTAGCGTTATGCCAAACGGCTCGCTCGGACTCTTAATGACCGAATAATCCTTCACCTCCGTGTTGCTCCATATGTCGAACTCTATGTGATGAATCGGAATCACATCTTCGCCGTACGGATTGTCCGTCATGATGAAACCTCTTATAATACTTATATAATAAATTTTTAAGCCCTTTAAAGATTTTTTTTCAAAAATTATATCAACGTCACATTATATCACTCATCTTCACGGTTGCACACTCTGACAGTTTCCAGGTTCGCGTCTTCCCCTTGTACACAACCTCTAGTGTCGTTAAGCTCTCCCCAAAATACAACTCATACAGTAGCGCAAAATTGTCGTTCCTATCGTGCATTAACATCGTCTTTTTTTCCTCCGCCCCAAGTAACTTGTCATTCGCACGTATAATCAATCCATATACAGGCACCTTTAACTGCGCATGTGTCTGTTTATTGCTCCTCACCTGATTGACTATAGACAAAAAGTTCCCATTGGACACAATCTTCTTCTTCTTCTGATGGCGATAATTGATTAGGTATGTGGAGTTGGTCCCTATAAAAAACTTATTGATGAACAAACATAGGTAATAGGGAATAGTGACATTTCTGGTGGTCTTGTTGTTATCAATCACATAGACCGACTCTTCAATCGGCAGGTATTGTTTTATGTAAGACTCCAGTTTGACATACTGGGTGAAAGACCACTTCAACATTGTCCGTAACATTTTATATCATACTTAAATAATAAATCTATAAATCAATTATTAAACATGGAGATTGAAAGCAAGGGTACTGAATGCGTGTTTCCTTCTGTGTGGAACATATGGTACCACCACACTTTGAATGACTGGCACCTGAGTGGGTACAAAAAAATATTTACTATCAAGAACATAGAGGACTTTTGGAACTTCCACAATAATCTGGACTGCCTAGGGGGAATCACAAATGCACAGTTCTTTATGATGCGCGATAACATTACACCCGTCTGGGAAGATCCCTTGAACAGGAACGGTGGTTCGTGGTCAATCCTCATTCCAGCCCAAGAAGCCCAAGCCGCGTGGGAACACATCGCCGTTCTCATGGTCAGCGAAAACCTGTGTCCGGGCATTACTGGTATCAGCATCAACCAAAAGAACAACATATCCGTCATCAAGATTTGGAACTCGGACAAGAACCACCGCGATTCCCCCGTGTTGTCTAAAGCAATTCAAAAATTTGGCAACATCCTATACCGAGCCCACAAAGTTCAATACTAGGTTGTTGATGTACGACCGCATCTCATGTGCACACAATCTTGGTACGTCCCCCTGATTGTGTTCATCTAAAATTAGGGGCGTCCCCATGTGCTTGTAATCCCATATGGGCAAAATGGGTATGGGGTCGGCTATGTTCACCGCTCTCACGCAATTGATTGGACACTTGTACAAGTGCTTTATAAATTTGGGTTGACCAAATGTTATCACATCCCCAATCGTATCCGATGTCTCTTGCATCAACAACGCCAATATGCACGCTATGCATCCCCCCGATGAGTGTCCCGTCAAATCTACACGATAGCCCTCCTGCAATATGTTATTAGCTTCCATGATCTGTTTTATTTTCACCGCTTCATTAAAAAAACCCCGATGAATAGAAAGATCATTGTAATTAACACTCTTGATGTTTACATTCATCAGTACATCTGTTGGTTTTTTCAATAACATGGAGCCCCGCACCACTATGGTATGTTGTTTCTCCTCTGGATTTGTGTACACTAACGTGCGATTGTAGCTCTTGATCGCTTTGGGAGGGAGCCTTTTGATATCGACATACTTGTAGGCATTACCCGATAGCACGGCCATCCTGGTGACTTTAGATATGTTCGGCTTCATACATGCATATACGTGACATTTAAATTTATAGGACTCTCTGGATGGTAATCATATTTCGTTAAACAGCGGAAACATGCACTAACCTTTAATACATCCTTTCCTATTAAAAATTGAAAAAAAAAATTCATAGCATACCCATTATCTACACCGCTCCCAGAACCGCGCTCAGAACCGCTCCCAGAACCGCTCTCAGAACCGCTCTCACAACCGCTCCCAGAACCGCTCCCTGTCCAAGGATGTTCGTCTCCTACGGTGTCCAAGTCGGCGGCATCCCCATGCTGCCCTTTGGCTTTGCTGTGGCCACGTCGTCCACCGACGCTGCCTACGATCAGAAGATCGCAGACACCAAGGCTGACTTCGACTCTCACTACGATGCCATGGAAAAGCAGGTGGAGGCAATGGAGATGTTGATACTTTCTCCCAACATGGATGCCCGTGTTGCCGAGTTTCGCAAGCATCTCACCTGTCGTCTCCAGACTCGGCACCAGGCCAAGTCGGTGGGTGACCAGGCTGCAAAGGTTTTCCTTCTCCAGTGCATCGCGTGTGAAAAGCTGTACAACCAGGTGATTGCTGCCGCCGCTCCCGTCGCCGCTGCTGGTCCCACCGCCGCCGCTGCTGGTCCCGCCTCCGTCGCCGCCGCCGCCGCCGCCGCCGCCGCTGGTCTCAAGGCTCCCTTTTAGGGATTGGCTTTTGATGTATGATATTTTTTCACCATACACTTTCATGTACATGCCTCGCTATTCTCCAGTAAGTATATACACTTTATTCCTTACAATAGAAAGGAATATATCTACAATTTAATTTTGCCTTATGGCTGCGCCTACTTTCTTATATCAACTTGTTTGGCATCCTTATGGCATCCTTATGGCTGCGCCTACTTTCTATAGACAATAAAAAAAATGAAAAATAAATTTCATGGCATATCCATTTATGGTATTGCTCCATATCCGCTATTCACTGCTGTCCGCTTCTGACACCCCCACTCGCCGCCCACGACGCCGCTCCACCATGTTGGATAAAGTTCTCATTGCCAAGCTTGCAGAGGAGAAGATGGAGGAGATCCGTATCAAGGGCATGCAGCTCAACGATGACATCGATGCCATTCAGAGCCTATTGGCTCGACTTGAGGCAAAGGGTCACTTGGCCTTGTCTATTGCCAAGTTGGCTTCCGTCGCCGATGAAATCATTACTGCCGCGTCAGGGAGAAGCGTCCACGACCTTGACCTCGCCACGATCAAGATTGCCTTCAAGGCAGCCGCGGGCAAAGCCACCGAACTGAACGACACCCAGCAGGAGACTATGTTGGCAGCACAGGCTCGCCTCCTAAAGCTCCTGGAAAAGTGCACGGAGGTAAGGGACAAGTATCGGGAGGAGTATCTGCAGATTGCCCTTCTTCACAAGGAGTGCTCGGCATGATGCCTCACTCCCGCCCCTCCCCTTGGGTCACCACCACGGACGACTAGCGTCCAGTTCCTGTAGTTTGCTGCTGCATCCGCGCACCTTCCACTCTTCTAGCAATCTCCTGCACCTGTTCCTCTATCGTGTTTACATACTCCGGATCGTTGTTGACAATGTATTTGAACTCGTACGCATCTAAATCCACCTCCGAACTATGGTTTTGAATGCCATCCGATCCCTCTTGCAGCACCCTGTCGCTAGTCCTCTTTGGCGCATCTATCCGTATTAACACCCCATTCTGACTCCTTATCCAGTCAGCCTCATTCCTGAATCTTACATCCGTTATGATGAACACATTGTTCCTTCCTATATTCCGACCCTTGAATATGTCCATCCACATCTGCATCGAACGAATCCATATGTCCTCCCCGTACTTGCAACGCCCCTCCTCCGTACCGTATTTTTGTAACAATTGTCGTACCTCCTTTGTTTTTTTATTAAAGAGTACATCATAGTTTAACTCCTTGTGTCTACACCCCAGCTCCACCTTGATCTGATCCCCAAATGCAAGATAATAATACTGTGCATTCTTAATGTACTTGTCTATGATGGGCGGCAATACCTTCTCCGCAATATAGTTCTTACCGCTTCCCATCTTCCCGCTGATTCCCACCAGCAAGTTAACAAATGGACGCATTTTATATAATCTATATCAACATACTTTTATATCAATATTATTGAAAAAATAATATGTATGAGACGGCTCTATTTGTTACCCTGTTCACTACTCTGTAGTAAATACACCACAAGAATGCAGCTATCTTCCGGTCGTAACCTGGCATTAATAAAGAAGGCTCACCACGACTTTAATGTCTTGGGGGACAAAATACTGTCCGTACACGACCTGAGTCCCTTATTTATGGCCTATGGCGAGATCTACCTGAGGAGTCTATCCTCCGTCAACCTTATCAACCCTAACTTTCTGCACGAAGCCCTAATAAATCTGTATTGTTTGACCAATCCGGGTATTCTAAAATATATGGACAATGTTGAGTGCCTAATCTATAAAAAAGACCTCATCAGTTGGGATGGCATCGAGCCCGTCATGGTCAAGTACATCATCAACATCCCTGTCAGTAACATGGAGGCTTTGATAGAGGAGTACCCCCATGTAAAACTATATAAGATTCACAATGATATGGCTTCCTTGGAGTGCTGTTTTCGAATGTATGCAGCTAACTCGATCGGTCTTGTCGAAATGAAAAGCAATTTGTACAAGAACTATATAAAAAACTTTTTTGAGTCCTACTCGCAAGATGGCTCCAAACCGTGGCTGGAAGGATTCTATGCTACCATGTTTGAGTACTTTGATAACATCATTGCTAACATCAACGAAATAAACTCTGAGTTTGTTGACTTTATCGACAACGGAATGACGGGTATGTCTATCTTCCTAAAAAAAGCATACGAGTTCGATGACATAGACACTGCCCTCTCTTCCGTCGACTTTATAATCAAGCTCAAGATATGCAAAGTTATCAAAATCGATACATCTGACCTTAAGGGCATTGCAGCAAATGAACACACATCATCCATTTTCTTTGCCAAGTTGATTCACACCATAGACCAACATGCCAACTCGTTGTGTCACTTTGAGATAAACTACCAACAAGGAATGAAGTATCCTATCTTTATGTCCGACGACACCTGCAACCGCATGTTGTCCATCTTCTCGCGGTGCACCCTTGTGCTCGTTCGCAACAAGTTCAACTTCAATAACAACAGTTGGGTGATAAACCTCAACAAGTTTCCCAAGTTACAACGCTTCGATATGGATAACCTAAACCATTTAAACAAGATGATTCGGATTGGGTGCAACCTAAAGGATATGAAGTTGATCAGCATGACCTTAAACAATCATGTTTCACCATTATTGTTTAATAATGGATTGCTGTTCTTAGACATCAAGAATGTTCTATTTTCCAATTACATCTTCAAGATCATGCCGGTGTCATTGGAAGTAATCGATGTCATGGGAAATTTAAACGAAAATATAACTTTTAACATCACCAAGTACCCGCGTCTCACCCGTCTGTTCCTCGATCTAAACGGCAATAACAAGTTCAAAATGACCGTGTTCGGTACGGAACCCCACTCCAGTCTCAATAGGTTGAAAGTATCCAATGACGTCGTCATGGGAGACATGACTCTGACTGTCATGGATCAAATGTTCATCTCGTCCAGTTGCATCGATCAAGTCACAATTGACAAGCTGCCATTCGGGATCGGTGACATCAGTCTCCATGGCACCGTAAAAGGCAGTCCTATCCTAGACGCAAACAAGTACCCAAATCTGGGAATCGTACGGTTGATGGACGGCATGCACGAAAAAATACACGTCAAGGGTAACGTCTCTAGTTTGTCCGATGGGATTTTCCTTATAAAATAACTTAAACAATACTTCATTTATAATTTCATGTTTAGCAACCATGGAAGACGAAACGTTTGAGAATTTTGAGCAAATTAAACTGAAGGAGGAGACATTAAGAGGAGTATATGGATATGGATGGGAAAAGCCATCGGAAATCCAGAAACGGGCATTAATATCTTTTTTAAAGGGCGATGACATGATTATCCAGGCATGCGCTGGTTCAGGGAAGACGGGTGTGTTTGGCATTGGTGCGATTGAAAAGGTTGATTCGGAGGTGAAGAACATGCAGGTACTAATCATCAGTCCGACAAGGGAGCTGGCGGTTCAGACGTACAACATCATCTGTACCATTGGGCAGTATGCGCCTATATCAGTGGCACTGCACCGTGGTTGCAGCACAAAGTCCAAAACGGGTGAAAAACTGACGGGTGTGGAGAGGGCGAGCGGTTATATGAGTTACGGAGAAAGTCTGCGTTATTGTGAACAGATCGTTGTGTCCACACCCGGTCGTATCCTTGATCTGTTTCGCAGGAAGCAAATCACGACGGGAAACCTTAAGCTGTTCATTCTGGACGAAGCAGACGAGCTCCTAACAATGAGCAACGAATTTCAAAACACCCTCAAGGACATCATGTCTTTTCTTCCTATGAGGCAGTGTCAGAATGTTGTGATCTCCGCAACTATGCCTCCAGACATCTTAGATTTTGTCAAGCATTTCACCAACAACCCTAAACGTCTCCTCATGAAGAACGATGAACTGCCCCTCGCTGGCATCAAGCAATATTATGTTGTCTTGGAGGAGGAACACGATAAAATATTGTGTCTCATCGACATTTACAGCAACATATCCATCCAACAGTCAATCATCTTCGTTAACCGCAAGGAAAAAGTAGATTATATCTGTCAAAAAATGAAGGACAACGGCTTCATGGTGTCGTGTATCTACGGAACCATGTCGCAGGTAAAACGCGACAGTATCATGAATGATTTCAGAAAGGGATCGACGCGCGTATTGATTGCAACAGATCTGCTGGCGCGTGGAATTGACGTCCAGAGCGTCTCGATGGTGTTCAACTATGACCTGCCCAACAACAAAGAAAATTACATCCACCGCATCGGTCGCTCGGGGCGGTACGGTAGGAAGGGCGTGGCCATCAACTTTGTGCTGGAGCCGAGCGGCAACAAGCCCAAGAGCATCGCCGAGTTGGAACACTTCTACGGTTGTCAGATATCCCCCCTCCCGCAACTTGATTTACTCTAAATTTATAAGCAAGATTGTTAATTTACTCTAAATTTATAAGCAAGATTGTTAATTTACTCTAAATTTATAAGCAAGATTGTTAATTTACTCTAAATTTTTTATATTATCTTATTTAAATGGACTTATATCGAGATATAGACATACAGGCTATAACCGATAAGTTGGACACTATTGTTGAACAGGCGACGGATAAAAAAGACAACACGCTTTTCCCCACCTTGAAAGAAAAAACAAAAGCTAAAAAAATGATTATCGACTTCATCAAAGAAAAAAAAAGGGTTATTTATGGTGGCACAGCTTATAACGAACTCGTCAAGGCCAAAAGTTCCAGGGACAGAATTTACACGGAAAAGGAAGAAACCATCAAGGACATCGAGTTCTACTCTCCCGAACCTGTCCAAGACATGATCGAACTGTGCGATTATCTTAGGAATGAATTCGAGTATGTGTCCGCTAGAGAGGCACAACACCAAGAAACATTCACGGTGTTCGTACAATTTGAAAACCTGTGCGATATCACTTATATGCCCAAACACATCTATAACAACATGCCCAAGGTCGACATCCAAAACATGATGTACACCCATCCTCTGTTTATACTGGTTGATATCTTGAGACAGTACAACGACCCGCTCACCAGTTACTGGAGGTTGAAGGACAAGACCTTTTCGCGAGCCACCATATTATTAAAACACTATCCCCTCAAACTAGACAAAAACGCTCCGTCTTTCGATAAACCATCTGATATCAACGATCAGGTCTTTCACATCATTAAAACCATGCCCAACCTGATTCACCTGGGGTCCGTCGCCTATTCCTACTACTCCAACCCTCAAAACAAACAAATCGATACCAGTAAACCCCTCGTGTGTGTGTCGACTTGTCTAAAGGAGGACGCCCTTCAGATACACAGCATTCTATCTAAGAAGTTTAAGGTAAGGGTAGAGGAGTACTGGCCGTTTTTTCAGTTCTGGGATCGTCGCGTTGTGTTTTACCACAATGATTATCCCGTACTAACATTGTTGGGACACAACAAAATATGTGTTCCATACCACAGCGTATCATATGATAACGATAAATTTTCATCTATTCAACTCGGCGGTGCGTACATGGAACTGCTAGGTGGAGAACCTAAAGTCACTGGTGATACATTTAAGATGGCAACCTTCACCGTATTATTTATGTATTTATTAATTGAACTCCACTATTGTAACATTAACAAGCTGGCAAAGGATGCAAAAATAGTTCAAAACATGATGTATACACTGTTAGATGCCCGATTACGGTATTTAACAGACAAGAACCTAACAGTTATGGACAAGTCCCCCTATCAGGAATTTATCCTGGAATGCTACGGTAAAACCATAGATAATAAGGTAGACGCCCAAACACGTATGCTCAATAGGAAGAAACGAGGCGTGGCAATACATCTGCGGTACGCTCCCAGAGAAGATGACCCCAATGCTGAAAAATATAAGGTCAACTTCGATAACTCATCCGGGAACCCTATTACTAACCCCAAAAAGTTATATATCTTACAAGAATCCTAAAAAATATATAATCAATTATATATATATAATGGCCAAATCACTCGCAGATGTAAATTGGGTTAAATTCTTTTCATTCTTTTCATTTTTTGCTGCTATTTTAATTACTGGTGCAATCCTTTTGGATCAGGGTATAAAGAGTAAAGAGAAAGCTGAAGATTATGCTGTCACACCCATTCCCGGTACCATCCTTGCTCGACTGTGTAACTCCAATTACTGCACTTACACGGTAGAGTATTACATCGGTGACATCAAACATACAACAGATCTCAAAGAGTTCTGTGCTACATTACCCATGCAATCTAAAATTGGTACTACGGTACCCGTATATTACTTTATCAACCAAAGACACGGAAATCCTGTGCCGCTAGCGATGTTGGGCGATTCCGCACCACCATCCTACACTCGGACCACCGGTACAGTTATTGCTGAAAGTCTACAACCCCATAAAGGCTGCACATATACCGTTGGCTTTGACTTTAATGGTAAAAGATTTATCAGAAACTCGGAACCTACGAACTCGCTCCTATCCTTTAACATAAACGAAAAGGTCAACGTCCTGATATACCCCGCTGAAGTTGAAACCGGCAGAATTGCCATCGATGCTCCCAATCGCACCGTGGGTGTCTTTGGTGGCGATCCCGAATTAAGGGAAGCCGCCCTCAGGGAACAACGCGATATCCTTGAACTAGAAACCCACCCTGAATACGAACGCCTCATGAAGAAGGGTAAAGATATGGTTATCGCTGGCGCTGTACTTACATCTGTCGGTGGACTGTTAGTTCTGTTTATGTTTTTTGCTTTATATTTGTTGATTATTGTTAAATAAATCTAGATAGTAACTCGTCGAGTTAAACCTCCATAGTGACGATTCAACTCGGTTGATTCTTCATCTGGATCGATTGGATGAGACTCCATTATCCAATCCTCTAGAGACACGGTATCATCTTCCTCTCTGTCCAAGAGAACATCTTTCTCTTCATTTTGTTTCGTCTTACTACACCTATACAGGTAAGCCAGAACATATGTCAACCATATCAAGAACATTGAAATTAACATCCTTTGATTGTATATCACATATAAAGAGTATCCTTTTATATCTATTAAAGGAGGTCATGCAAAATGACACACGCACATGCTGGTGCCGATGATATCATTCCATACAACATCCATAACGTTCTTATTACAAAAGAAGACATCTACAAGCTTTTCATGCGATTCAATCTGACGGTCAACGTAAATGACATAAAACACTATCAAATGGCTCTCACCAATAAATCGTACATTAAATCCGAATATGCCTTGATAGACGCAGTCGTTTTAAGGGAAGCTAAACCGTTTGGTGCTTTAGAACTTCAAGACGAATCTAACGAACGCCTAGAGTTTCTTGGTGACACCATAATTAAATGCGTTGTAAGCGAATACCTGTTTCGTCGCTATTACGAAGAAGATGAGGGCTTCCTTACCCGCATCAAGACCAAGATTGAGGACAAAGATTCACTGGCCAGATATGCAAAACGTTTAGGGTTGGACCACTTTTTAATCATTAGCAAGCAAATGGAAGAGAATCATGGTCGTAACTCTCACAAGTTCTTAGAAGACTGCTTTGAAGCCTTTATGGGTGCCCTGTACCTCGATTTAGGTTTTGACATATGCAAACAGTTTATGAACATCATATTGGAGACCGAAGTTGATTACGCCGACATCCTGTATAAAGACACCAACTATAAGGACCAACTCCTCCGTTTTTATCATAAAAACAAATGGTCGCATCCAGTGTATGTTGAAATAAAAGCAGAAGGTCCAATTCACAAACGTGTGTTTACCATGGGAGTCAAGGATTTTAGCGGAAAAATTATATGTGAATGCAGTGACATGAACAAACGAAAGGCCGAACAAAAATGTGCTATGCATGCCCTCTTCAAATACAACCAAATTACGCGAGAACAAATGATTCTTGAATAATTTCTATGTTATAATTATTATACGCATGTTGGGACAGTATATGATCAATAAATTTAACCAATACAAAGAGGTCCGTTCTAAGGCGGATGCAATATTGAGCGAACTTCAGTACCTGAACATAACGGGTGGTGCCATAATTGATGTAGATACCTCTGGATTGACTTCAGAAAACAAGAAAAACGTTGATGTTATTGTTGCTAGCCTGAATGAAATCAGTGACATTGCAGATTCCATCCAAAGATGTCAGTCAGGTGTCGTCGATGACAGTCGCCCAGAGTTAGATGCTCTATCCTCTGTTGTAAGAAACATTAAAGACTCCCTTCTGCTATTAAGTGATAAGGTTAAACAAACGCAGTCTAGTGTTGAAGACCCTGATATTGGAGAACAAGCAGATGAATAATTTTCTCTGCTTTTATTATATATATGACACAGATAGATAGCTATATTGAAGAAAAACTCGAGAAATATAATAAATACAATTATCGAGCTAATGAACTATTTGGTCTCCTTAACAAGATATCATCTGAATTAAAGTCTGGTCAGCCGGACAAATTATACAACGTTATGGAAATCCTCGGCGGAGCAGGTAAATTCAAGACTGCCGCAACCGTTGTTAAGGCCGCTAACCGTTTAAAGAAGGGTGCCAAGTCCCCGTCTAAAACCTCTCCTAAGGGTACTCGTGTCGCCTCTCCTAAGGGTCGTCAAGGGGCACCTCGTCAGGGCTCGCTTCTTTTTGGGAAAAACACGGGTGCTCTACCTAAAGGATCCCCTACGAGGCAACGTGGTGTCTCTCCTACGGGTCGTCTAGGGACACCTCGTCAGGGATCACTTCTTTTTGGAAAAAACACAGGTGTTCTACCTACAGGATCACCTACAGGATCCCCTACAGATCGCCGTGCCGCCTCTCCTCCGGGCCGTCAAGGAGCCCCTATGGTTCCACGTGCTGCCTCTCCTACCGGTCCTCCTTCGGGTTCCCCGCCCTTTGTCGTGCCGGGCACTGTGCCACAAAGAAAACTATCTAGGCAAACCTCCGCACCTCCCACCCGGAGTCGATCGGAATCGCCTGAAACACCAAGAGCCCTTTCAAGACAAGCCTCGACCAACTCCCCCGAGGGGCGCCGTCTTGTGCAGTCTCCATCCCGGCGCCAACTATCACCGCCTCTCCCGGTCGCTCCTATTGTCCCCCAACCGTCCCCTTCTTCCCCTACATCCTTCAAGACGGCAGCTCGAGGTGTTGTCGCAACGAATCGCTTTCGTCCCACCTCCCCGCCTCTCCCAGTCGCCCCTATTGTGCCCCAACCTTCTCCCTCTTCTCCTAGATCATTCAAAACGGCAACTACAGGTGTCATCACAATGAACCGCATGCGCCCTACTACACCGCCTCCAGGGAAAAACGTACAATCATTCCCCATTCAACCGCTCGCCGAAAATAGTGTATACAACGATATCACTCAAAACCTTGCCGATATCATCCAAATTATAGAAGAAATAGATATGATCAACCTGAAGGAAATTGATGACGGCATCGCGCGGCTCAAAGAAAAAATCTCTCTAATGGGCAACTCTTCGGACACAAACCAAGACGAAATCCTACGTCTTCAATCACAACTAGATGAAACAAGTAGGATGCTTGAAGAAATTAAACGAAAAATGATTGCATCAAGAGATGACAAAATAGCCGCTGTTGAGTATTCTCTGAGCACACTTAATGCCTAAATAATCTATTATATTATATATATTAGATTAATGACTGATAACTATATTGATTTAAAGATTAATGGGAGATTGTTTCCGGTGTGGGTGCTTCACAACTTTAGGAAATACAAGCTTCCGCCCATCGTCAGGGACAACAATGAGGACCCATGCAATGCACCCAAACAACTAAACACCAATGAGTTGCGCGAGTACCAGCAGTTTCTCGCCTCATATTTGGATTATAGGTCGCCCTACCGCGACGTTCTCGTCTACCATGGATTGGGGTCCGGCAAGACGGTGTCCGCCATCAACATCTACAACATGCTCTACAACTACACCCCTCTATGGAACATCTTCGTACTCATTAAAGCATCCCTCAAGGATGACCCCTGGTTAAAAGACTTGCGCAAATGGATTCCTAAAAACGATAAAGAAGATCGAATGAACAACATCCAGTTCATCCACTACGACGCTCCAAATGCAGACAAGGTGTTTCTGGAAAAGCTAAAGACGGCCGACGCAAATAAAAAAAACATGTATATTATAGATGAGGCGCACAACTTTATAAAGAACGTCTATAACAACATCGTTTCGGGGTTTGGTCGTCGCGCGTTCACCATCTATGATTACATTATCAATGAGAAGAAAGAAAACGACTATACGCGCGTCGTATTGCTGTCGGGCACTCCTGCTGTTAACACCCCCTACGAGCTAGCCCTCATATTTAACCTGTTGCGTCCGGATACGTTCCCAAAGAACGAAACGCAATTCAATGACATCTACATTACCCGCAAGAGTGGCAAGATGATTCTCAACCCGGATAATAAAAACTTGTTTCAGCGCCGCATTTTGGGACTTGTATCGTACTACATCGGCGCAGACCCACAACTGTTTGCTTCCAAACAGATCGTTAAGAAATACATCCCCATGAGCGAATACCAACAACGGATCTACTCCTATTTCGAAAAAATAGAGGAACAACTAGAAAAGAAACGCATCATGACCAACAGTCAACAGACCGTCTACAGTTCATACACCCGCCAAGCTTGCAACTTTGTCTTCCCTAATCTGGGTGACGATATCAACGGAGAAAACCGCCCCCGTCCCTCCAAGTTCGACCTGAATCTGGGCGAAGCAAAGGTAGTCGCCGAAGGAAAATCCAAAAAACTAATGGACTTGGAGAAACAGACCGAAAAGAAAAAACAAGCCATCAAACTGTACCTGGCAGAAATTGCTAAATACCTATCTGCATTACAGTCCTTCTTTGACAGAATCCATGAGGAGGACAAAAAGAAGGGTCACACCATACAACAAAATATTGATACCTTCAAGACCAAGTTCAACATGAAATTTAAAGCGTTCTGGAACGAAGCACCCAAAAGCAAGCTCTTGGAAGCAATGTATGCGTCTTCGTGCAAGATGACCGCCATCCTCTTTTACCTCATGCGATCATCGGGTCCCGTCATCATCTACTCTAACTACGTCAAGATGGAAGGCTTGGAACTAATGAAGGTCTACTTGAAGTACTTTGGATATGGTCCCTATGGCGACCAAAAAACTAACAACTATCTGAGGTACGTTGAGTACCATGGTGAAATCGACAAGCAAGTGCGCACCAGTAATCTGCAAGCCTTTAACACGCCAGATAATGTCGATGGCAAGATCATCAAAATTATCATGATTTCGGCAGCCGGTTCAGAAGGCATCAACTTGCTCAACGTAAGGCAGGTGCACATCTTGGAACCCTATTGGAACGAGGTGCGTATCAAACAATTAATAGGGCGCGCGGTCCGCATGTGCTCCCACAAGCAGCTGCCCATGGCGGAACGCAAAGTGGACATTTACCGTTATCACGCCGTCAGAAACGACGAGTCCGCCAAGATCACCACCGATGTGAAGATCGCCAACCTTGCAGATGAAAAAGACAACCTCATCGATGCCTTTCTACAAACAATCCGTGAAGTCGCAGTCGATTGCGAACTCTTCAAGTCCCATAATATGTTGGACGGCGAATATGAATGTTTTCGGTTCGAAGAAGGCGCATTGTTTGATAAATTTATCGGACCAGCCTACAAGGAAGACCTGTATTATGACCAGAAGATAAATAACGGCTCCAATAACGCTAACACTATCAAGAAGAAGGTAAAAGTATTCAAAATAAAGGCCGTCACAAAGAAAGGCGATAAAGGCTACAGTGACGTAAAAGAATACTGGTTCAACCCAGAAAGTGGTGTCGTTTATGACCTCGAATTGGATTACCCCATTGGTAAAATTAATACTACGGAGCGCTTGTCGAGCGACAAACACAAAGGTAGTTATATCATTGACGAACAAATACCTATCCCCACTCTGACTCGCATCTAGAATACCCAATTTGATGCAACCTCAAATGCCCATTTAAATTTCTCTAGTAAGGTCTTTGAAAAAAACTTCTCTATTGGTATCTCATGCGTCTTCATGAATGCCACCGTTATCCTCGGATCTATATAATTCGTCCTCGACGTCCCCAATGATAGGTTTTTCAATTCTTGTTTTGTCTCTTTCTTGTGTCGTAGCTTTTTTATCATCTCTTGCACCTTCTTTGGATTTTTTGCATCTTTTTTCTTTTCCTTTAACTCTTGAATTTTGTCGTCTATCTTTTTGATTTGTTCCTTAAACCCTTTCGAGACGTTCTTTTGGTGGTTGCACAATAGGGCAACCCGCACGTTTGCTTTGTTGTACAAATCTAAAAGAACCTGCATTTTGTCTGGTTTATCGTAACCCTTATACTTTTTGTTGATGATGTCGATTTCTTCTTGGAACAAAAAGGATGCGTTGTAGGTGCGAAAAACTTTTGCGGTCAATTCAGGGAAGAATGTCTGGAGGTATTTATTCAGAGTCGATGAATTGATGCGCTCAAACAGCTCGTCGTCTTTCGTTTTATTAGACATGTATTCTTTCAGGTTCTTATACACTTGTTCTTCCACGTTGATCTCGTTGACGTACCTTATGGAGTCCTTGCCGAGGAAGTCCAGTTTGATCCGGAAGGAGGCATCGTCCAAAATGTGCATGTGCTCCACCCTCAAAGATGTCACCCCTACCGTGTCCGCCTGGTCTTCTCCCTTTTCATTTCCAACCCTCAGTGCCAACATGTCTATGAAATACAATGCAGTCGCCAGCTGTTTCATGATCGGATCCGACGACCGCATGTTTTTAGTGTTCTCTTCCCTGATTTTCCCTATCATTTTGCTCAATTTCCGCGCTAATTCAAACTTGTCTTTGTCTCTATCCATACGCATGTCCGAATGCGACGCCAGCCAGACGTATTTTGTTTTGTTATTAATAGGATCTTTCCAAGATGCCAGCCACTCAACGCTCTGATCATGAATGATCTTCCCCCACTTATGCCCTTTCAACGTCTCTGGTATCGCCGCTTCCTTCCCCAAGTTCAACGTCACGTCCTCCGGATAAACTCTTTTTTTGATGGAACCTAATTTTGGATGACTGCCTCTGCCCATAAATATCCCACTCGGTTCCATCCGAAAGTTGCCCACCGGCTGCGGTTGACCATCTACCAGCGCCACCTTGTACTTTTCCGCTTGTTGTTCCTTGATATCCTTGATCCTCTGTTTTTCTTCCTTGCTCAAGCTGTTTAGTTTATCCCTCTGTTTATCCACATGTTTTCGAATCTTTGAGAAATCACAGTCCTCCAACGATATAATACCCAATCCTTTGATGGTCAATTTCCAGTCCCTCCAAAAGTTGCGTCTAAATGACGCCTGTTTGATGTAATCGGTATCGAGGTACTTGGCATACAGTGTCGCATACTCCTCCGCTAAGGGAGGTAACTTGACATCCGTTCCCTTGACGACGAGCGGGATATTATGAGGAACGTACTCCGGTGGAAACATGACGCCGTTGTGTTGCAACGTCTTCCATCGCTTCACCTCTTTTCCACCAAACTGCAATGTCAAGAAATACTTTGATAAATTATTTATTAATGCTACCATTTAATAAATAATAGATAAAAAATTATTCACTTTCAGACCTCACTCTGGAACGTATCTGTTCCTTGATCTTTTCGCTGTAGATGACGTTCTCCCTAGGCACCAACACCACGACATCCCCATTGTCAAACACCTCCGTGCCATCCTTTAGAATCGATGACGAGTACGTTCCATACACCAGCTTCTGCATCGGACGCGATACCTCTTGATGATCCATCTTTATATTGATATTAGTTTAATCTTTAAGCCTTAGTTAAAAATAGCTTTGTCAATGTCATTTTCGACGACGCCAATTTTAAACATGAGGATATTTTGAAACTTTTCAAACAACGGGTGTCTTATATAGTTGGTCTTTGCACGGTAATCCCGCACGATGTTTCCATTCGCGTCCCGGGAATCCTTGATGTTATTGTCGACCGGGACGTGGGTGTCTATGAACGACGTCGGACAGGGGACCAACTGATTGCCCTTGGAGTCTTGGATCTTGATGGTGAAGTTCTTGATGTTTCCTAGACTTGAAAAACGGAAGATCTTGTCCACGTAATGGGTGTCCGTATAGTAGTAATCGCCGTTGACAAAATCGGGAAACATGATGCTGAATGCTCTGGAAACCTCCTGGTTGGTCGCCATCTCGTTGACATCTTGGTACTCTTCGATTTTCAACAACAGAAATTTATCGTTCTCCAAGCTCTCGCTGTTCAAGGTGTATTTATACGCGGTAGTTACCGCCGATAGGGATGTGTCGTACTTTACCTCGTAAGTGGTGTCAATGATGTCGGGAAACGTCTTGGTGATGCCAAATGTGATGGTTCGTACGGATGCCGTGTAGTAGTCCTCGATAATGGTATGGTTTCCGCTCGGGTCGCCGCTTAAATTAAAGGTAGTATTGGGTGCCCTGAGAGTGTTGCTGTTTAACAGTGTCGTTAGATTACTCCCGGCAATACTGGCGGTGGTCCTCGATAACGAGTATTTGCGCGGCAGTATTCCCGTCTCCAGTTTAATGTACTTGACGTTCTCAAAAGAGCGGTGGATATACGCGTCTGTCGTTCCGGTAGGTGGATTGAAATACACCCTGTAGTCAAAGGGATTGGGAAACTTGGTGTAGTTCCGGTCACCGCTGTCTACCAACACGCTGTACTCTATCAAGTTCTCTATGGATGTGTTATCCGTCACGTTGTTGTGTATCAGGTTCGGTTTCTCAAATTCCTTCGGCATCAGGTGTTTTTGAGATATCCCATACTCAGGGATGCTGATCTCGTTATTGCCTAATTGATTTACCCTGTCCGGAAAACTGAAAGATGGGTGTTCAGGATAGTTGGACGTCGTATAGGGTGTCCTTTCACGAGTCAAAAAATCAAAGGGACTAAAATTATCACGGTTGCGGCTCATTATGTAATAGTCTAGATAAAAATAATATAATAATCTCCTTATTATATTAATGAGTTCAAAAATATTCAAACCAAACAGGGAAGATGAAAAATGTGCGCCATCCAAGAAATACGATGAAACTGTGGGTACCTGCTTCAGCCTGGAACAGTTGCAAAAAATGGCAGAAAGCTACAACAAGATTAACAGTGACAAGATCACCATCACGGACAACAAAAAAAATATGCTCAGACAGCTCATCCGCAAACTGGATGCCACTTGTTCAAGCCAAGTGTGTCTCTTGGAAAAACAGTTTGTTCGTGACATCGATGACTTTGACCTCATCCATAACACCTACCGTCCCCTGGGCACCGTCAAACGATACCAGTGGCTCAGCACCTCAGACATCAACAAGGTCATGATCCAGTACATGGAACTCTACAAAGACTTTGTTTTCTTTGGTGCTCTCCCCAGCGACTTTCAAAAAATTCAAGTCCCCGTCCCTTATAACAACTTTTTTCAGTTACTGACAAACATGTTCAATGATAGGAAATACAGGCTTGGATACATCTTTAATGCCGATAAACACAACGAATCTGGGTCTCACTGGATGGGACTCTTCGCCAATCTTAAGAAAAATCAAGTCTATTTTTTCGATTCCGCAGAGGATCACTCCAAGAGAAAACCCATGAAGGAAATCACCGACTTTATGAAAACCATCGCCGTGTGGTGTTACCAAAACAATGTCGCCAAAGGTTCGTCCCCATCCGATCTTTGTTCCCTTCCCTTTTTTAAAACCGACAAAAATATTGTTGAACAACATGTCGACGTTCGGTTCAATCGGGTGCAACACCAGAAAGCTAACACCGAGTGCGGTGTGTATTCCCTTAATTTCATCATCCGACTCTTGCAAGGCGACTCTTTTGACACCATCGTTAATAGACCCATCAATGATGCCACCATGAACGAATTCCGTAAAGAGATCTTCCGGTTTATGTAATTACTTCCTTTCTTGTTTTCACGATCAATTCTAATCTATGATTTATCTTATGATTGATCATTACATTGTCTCCCGTCTTGAAACACAGCCTCATTATGTCATCCATGTATTGTAGGTTGTTATAGTTGTACACCTTATTGTTTAACAATGATATCGTTGACACATGCTCGTTATTTATATACACCTTGATAATGTGTTCACGAGGGAGGTAATAGGGTTGGACACCGGATGTATCACTGTCATAGTCTCCGCTCGTTATCCCCAATACTTCATTCATATCACCATCTCCTTCTTTGATTGTGAACTTAGACGGCGACCTGACGTGGACGCAGTTGGTAGCTTCATCTAGCGACATCACTATCGGAGTAATTTGTGCATTTATCTCATTCAACAGTCTGTGAATGGTGTAGTCTCCGGGTCTTATTTCATAGACATCGTCGTTGATGTACAATTTGTTATTTTGGGTTATATTATACGGGAAACACGGAATGTCGTAGGAACCGATATGAATTCCCACGATGTCTTCGTAGATGGTATCCATGTTATACTCGTAATGACCAGCCTTATATTTGCTTGTCCTAGAATTGATGACCTCTATGAAGTCATCTGTGTCGTACTTGTCCATTAAGCTCTGAAGTTGCTGCTTTTTCTTCTCTATCCTTAGTTCCACATCTGATGTGGCCTGCAAGGTACTCTCCATCTGCATATGCTTTTGGTTTAGTCTTTCTAGTTCTTGTTTGATTTCTTCTTTTTTTGTTTCTAGGCGTTTTATTTGGTCGTTATCCGTGTCCGATCCCTCCTCATTTAACCGCTTGATTTCCTTCAACAGCATTTCATTTTCGGTCTTCAATCTACTAGTGTCCTTCGAGTTGGATAGTCTCTGTATTTCTCCCTCGTAGTACGCTTTTTGTTCGGCCAACACCAGTTCCACCTCCGACAAGGGCACGAGTTGTTGTTCTTGGGGTTGGACTTGACGGGGTTGTTGTTGGGGTTGGACTTGACGGGGTTGTTGTTGGGGTTGGACTTGACGGGGTTGTTGTTGTTGGCGGGGTTGTGGTTTGGAACGATTGATGGGTGTCGACATGGGTTTCTGTTCGGGTTGTGCCTGGAACGTGGAATTTCTGTCGCTCTGCAGTTGTTGTAGCCTTACCTCTAATGGGGTGTTGTCTTCCTGGTAGTTGTCGAAATCGATACCCGTGTCGTACACATCCAGGTTTCCCTCATCTTCCAGTCCATTAAAGGCGGAAAAGTCTTCGGGTGCTTGTTGCTCATACACGCGAAACTCTTCTTTTTGTTTGGGCTTTTCCTTACGACCAAATCCATCCAAACTAAAGTCTGGGGTAGGAGGACGGTTCTTGCGCATGTCCGGGATGTCCCTGTCTCTGGCGGCTTGCAGTTGTTGTAACCTCTCTTGTGGACTGATCTCCTTTTTTGATTCGACCCTGTCAAACATCATCCTATCCGGGATCCTGTCCTGCATCAGTTGCGGGGCGTTTAACGTCTCGCCCATCCTTTTCATCACCGCTTCATTGAACTTGGACACCAAACTGGGCAAGTTCTGGGGGGTGATCCTGCTTTTGTCGATTTTCCCATACAAGCCATTCATTGTCGCCACCAGTTGTTGAGTGATTTGGGTTTTCCGTGCAACATCCGCGTTCATCAACCGGTTCTTTGTCATAAAGCTCTGATACAATTGACTCACATTGTTCTTCGACAACAGGATCGATCGCAAATTATCCATTATTTATTTTTTTATTATGAATTTTCTTTTTAAACTAATTTATATGTCAAATAACTTTCTGAATAGGAAAAAAAATATTATCAGTTTGATGAACCGCTCCAGTTATAAAGCACAAGACGTTAAAAAAGCCACCGTGCACTCCTTCATGAAAATTCCCATCGCTCACGTCCCTTCTTCCTATATGTTTGACCCCTCGCAGCTTGGATTTTCCGTACCGTACCTACACTCTAACATTCCCTATCTCATCCATGAAAAACAAGTCATCATCGACAGCCTCGACAGAGATGTGGCCGTGTACAAAAACCCATATGATATGGTTGTTCAAGTTGACCCACTCATCAAAACCGTAAAGTATATCAGTATTGACAACATCGTCTTGCCATATGTGTATGAACTCGTGTGCGAGGTTTTGGATGCATCTATATATGCATCCCTCGTATCGGCATTGGACGCCTCAATGAACACGTTGGCGATCGATGATGACGTCACTGTTGCGGGACGGAACATCCAGATATGTAACCTTGTCAGAAATGGCACTGATTGGGACATCAACTACACGGAAAACAAAGTTCCCACGACCGTGTTCAGAATTACCAAGGGTGTCACCACAATAATGGTTAAGTACACCTATGGAACCAAATACATATCAAACAAACTCGTCCTCCTACAGATCGACCAGATGGAACCGCGGTTCTTGTCCACATCCACCTTACAAACCAAGGCCATCCAGTTGTATCCCAAGAAAATCATCGCAGACAGTCTGTCCTTCAAAATTAAGAATGATAGTGTTGTCCTTAAAAACCACGACATTATCAACATATCTAAACTAAACATCAAATGTATCGATGAAGACGGTAACTTGTTACAAATACCCAACCTGGATGAAGTCACGGTCACCGACAAGTACAGTACAAATCCCTATTCGTCTCCTAAATACTACATCCGCCACCCCCTCCACTCCAAATGGCAAGTGCACCTGGTGTTTAAATTTGGTACTATCGAGCCCTTCTTACAAAAACACTTCTTTTAATCATCAAACATGTCACGCACTTCGGTCACTTTCGCGGGCTTTTTCTTCGATTCCACAAACTTGTTACGCTCATCTTCATTCTCGCGGTACAACATTACTTTTTCCCAAAAGCTCTTCAACTTTGGAAGCGCAGACTGGAACCATTCTCTGTCCCTCTTGATGAGGTAGTTGTGCGAAGACTCCAAACGCCAATACAGGGGTCCATCCATGTAATAATCCTTTTCTAAATCCTGATACATCTTCGAGTGCGTCCAATTTAATGTCATGTGTTGTACCCAATCGTAATAGTCTTTATCGGACTTAAATATCAAACTGGGAGGATATATGTATTTGCCGTACCATTCTAGTTTCTCAAAGCGTTCCAATTTATGGTTTTTTGGAAGGAGCTGTAAGATGATACCCTTTGTAATTCTTGTATCGACTTGTATCTTTTGGTTTTGACCCTCTGTGTGATTTGTGCTCATGTCTGCCTCCCAATCCTCGTGACTACATTCCCGAATATTACACTGCCAAAAATCACACTCCTCCAGATCACAACACTCCAGCTGTTGTTGCACTTGAGTCCAATAATAATGGGGACACACCTCGCCGTCCTCCTTGCCCTCTGTCAGGATGGTTCTCGACATTGGACACTTGATCTCCAACATGCGGCCCACCATGGGCGAAAAATCACCTTCCAGGGTAGTGTTCATTGCTATTCCATCTGGACTTGCCCCCAAGAAAGGAATCGTGGGATGAGGAATCAATCCAAACTCTCCCACCTTTACGTTGTAAATGTGTTCATATATCATGGTCGCTATCTTCTCGTACTTCTTCCCATGGTGCACATACTTGTTCTCCTTGAACTTCTCACCTAATCCAAGTTTCTCCAAGATCAACTTGTCGGGTTTATCGTACTTGCTCTCCCCAATTGCCTGAGCCGAACTACTCGCGGTGATCATATTGTTCCGCATTTCAAACCACTCCGGCGTCCTTTGTGCAGGTTGCGGGATGTTTAACAAAAACTTGTATTGCTGCCATTTGTCCATATACTCGTCCGGCACTTTTACCGTCTCCACCAGCTCCTCATAGAACCTATCCCTGTCCTCCACCGTGTTGAAGTCCGGAATCCACTTGATCTCCTTGGACAGGTTCACCTCGAAAAACTCCTGACAAATCTGATCCAGTATTTTGCTCAAAATGTAAGAATTAGCGGTTATCTGTTGGTTCTGTTCAAGTTCGCTCTTTACCGCTTCGTATATGGCTTCCCGTGTTGTAGACCTAAACTTTTTTCTACCTACCGCTTTCTTTATCAACGTCATGTAATTGTCACGTGTCAGACTTTCGGTCACCATCTTTACCCTTCTCTATTTACCTCTTATTGCCTTTAAATAGTTTTTTTCAATAATTATAGTTTTGGTTCGTACTTGCCGCATTCGGTTCTGCACATGGGACATTTGTAGTTGTATTCCAACAGCCACTTATCGATGCATTTTTTGTGGAAAACATGATTGCACTGCATCCGTCTTACCAAGGCCGTCTCTGTGAATTCTTCCATGCACACAGAACATCTAGGGTGGGCTGTTTTCAGGTCGCTCGCCACATTTTTGTATTTGAGGGTGGTGTGTTTGTCCAGTTCTTTCTTCTGGAGGATCACTTTTACGTCCTCAAACCGATTGCCTCTGGTAGGAGGGGATGCGGACGTGGAGGGGGGAGAGGTGCCGGGAATGAACCGCGAGTTCACCATCACCCGCGTGAACCGTATGTTGTTATGGCCATTCTCTAAAATGACGTCATCAATGTGGTCGTACATGTCATGGTAGTCCTCTGGTGTGTCCTCGTCTGAGCTCTCACCATAGATCGTTATTGGGTTTGATGTCGATGTTAGGTTGCTCAACCCCGTTAAGTACCTCTCTACATCTGGAAAGTTTGGAACCTCCTCAATCTCATAGTACGTTATCATGTTGTCCACTATCACATTAACGCTCACATCATAGTGCAACCTCAAGTGCGAATATATAACGTCCACTATCCTCAGTTCCGTCAGGTGCAACTCCAGACAATCACCCCTCAATAAGTTTATCACCTGCAGCAGGTCATAATTCACGCTATTTAAGCTATTATCTGCCATTAATTATCCATTATATATTATTTACTAAAAAATACACTATACTAATCATAACTAGCGTCCACCCAAAGTATAACATCCGATTTCCATACAACCACGGCTTTCCCTCCACGACATCCCTCGATATCCCATACACGGTCGTCGTATAGTCCACCATCAAATCGTACACCCTCATCCCTAATATCGACTGTGTATCATCCCTCTTGTTCATCTCTTCCAGCTTTCTCAGTCTATCCTCTTCTACTTTCTTCAGCATGTCGCGCTTTTGGGTTTTGATTTCGTTGTATCTATTGTTAAACTTGGTCGGGTCAAACTTGCCATTGGTGGTCACATCGTCGACCCGCACCGTCAAACTCGGGGTGGACGCAAATATGCTCGCCACGGCATTCTTGATCGGGGTAAATGTCCTGAATAGTATGAAAGCAAGTAACAATACAAACGCGATCAGTCCAAATACTTTAACCTCTTCGTTCACCATTTATATCATTATGAAATAAAATATTAATACACATTAGTAATGAAGATTCTTGTATTAGTATTTCTCTTCACGTTGGCGCTGGTACACCGCTTCAAGGTGTCTATCTCCATATTAATACCTGTTGTTGTAACCTATTTTTTTCACATGTACTATAACAAGGACACCCCCGTTAAGAGTGAATTTGATGCCTTTGTCAAATCTGTTCATCAACAGGGATACCAAGAATACAACCCCCAACAGTTTCAACTCTTATTGGAAGCCGAGCAGGGACAGGTATTTAACGTCTTCCATGATTTTGTGCACACGCTCCCGGTGTCCATGTTGGAAACTCACAGACACAATATTAGGAGGCTACAAGCCATCATCCCCCCTCAGCAACTACACAACGGCTACGAAGAATACACCTATAGGTACGCCATGGAATAAATTGATAAAATAAAACATATATAAATAAATATCTGTCTTATAAAGTAGGATCAAAATGTTGTACATGAAGTGTCCCACCTGTGGTCAACTGCTAGGGGACATTCAATTGGAATACGAAACAAAGAAAATGACCATTGACAACAACGACGACCTTTCCGCCCATCAGAAAGACAAACTAAAGATGGAACTGGTGGACAGTTTTGGTTTGGATAAACGATATTGTTGTCGGGGTCGGCTAATTTCGTATTTGAGCATGGTGCGATTGGTGCGTTGATAAATATATTTTATAATGTTGATAGTGATTATAAAATATGGATTTGTGTGGTGTAGAAAGTAAGGAAGTAGTATACGGCCAATTAAGAAAGTATGGCAACATACGGGAACATAAACGGGAGTTTGGAGAGGTGTTTACGCCCTTGGATGTAGTCGACACTGTACTAGATTACTTACCAGCTGATGTTTGGACGAACAGTTCCCTCCATTGGTTTGAACCGGCAGTCGGAGTTGGACACTTTATCGTCCCCGTTTTTTTTCGTTTGATGGATGGGCTGAAATCCACCTTTCCAAATATTGTCGAACGGAGGAACCACATAATCCGTAATATGTTATACATGAGCGAGATTAATCCCAAAAACTCAAAAATATGTCGGTCTATATTTGGCAATGATGCTAATATTCATACAGGCGACACCCTTCATGTAGATTTTCAGAAACTATGGAATATAGACAGATTCGATGTTGTCTTTGGAAACCCTCCCTACCAACAAAAGCCCACTGGAAGAGGTTGTGTGATACCGTTGTACAATTTGTTTGTTGATCACCTCATTGACAAATGCAACACAATGTTATTCATTCTGCCCTCGCGGTGGTTTGGAAGCGGGAAGGGATTGGGCTCTTTTCGCAAAAGCATGTTATTACGGAAGGATATCAAAAGAATACAGCACTACGACAACTCGACCATGTTGTTTCCTGGACACCAGAAGATAATGGGAGGTGTCTGTGTTGTGCACAAGGATGCATCCCATTGTGGTTACTGTTACTTTAACTTTTCCTTGTGTGATCTGAATAAGTACGACATCCTCGTTCCACCAAGGTTTCAATCCATTTTAGACAAAGTCCTGATGAAAATGGAAACAAACTTGAGCACCATCTGTTATGGTCAAAATTATTCCGGCATAAAGTCTAATGATACTCGCTTATGTTCCAAGGCGTCCACCGGGTATTATAAATGTTATATCAGTAACAAATCCGGCTTCTTCAAATATGTCCCGCCATCTGCGTTGCATAACAGGGATTATGACAAGTGGAAAGTGCTCACCGTCGAGGCTAACGGATACTGGAAGTACTTTGGTCGGACCGAAATCGGCGCACCGGGCGATGTCTGTAATCAGTCCTTCATAGTGTTCGAAGTGGATGACCTGGATCAAGCTGTGTCGCTGTGTTCCCTCTTGAACACCAAACTGATAAACTTCCTCATGGGCATTCGAAAATGTTCTCAACACATCAACCCCGACACATGCAAGTGGATCCCTCTGCTGCCATTAAACCGCATATACTCCGATGCCTTCTTATACGACTTATATCACCTGGACTGCTTCGAAATAGCCCTTTTGGATGAATTGTACTCCTTCCTTATCCTTAAGAAGATGTACAAAGACATCAATAATCTTTTCAACCAGGTTCACGACACCATACGGGCATGGAAACACCTGGATCTCACTTGTGACGTAACGCCCTCTTTAGCTCCTCTATCTCATCCTTCATCTTGTTGATCCGCTTTTTCTGCTCCTTTATCTTGTCCTTGTACTGTTCGACCACTTGATTGTGACCCTCTTTTATTTCGGTGATAGTTAGTTTCTTGTAAAACATTGCTTTGTTCACTTGAACCGACCAACTCACTTTACCATTGGAGAGGATGACGAATTTGTCGGCGTGATCTTTGTTCGTTAACATGCCGCCCATGCGGAACCTCCTTGTTTTCTTGCCCGTTTTGGGATCCACCTCGGTGACAAAGTATCGCACGTGGCTGTTGATGGGCACCTTGCTTATGTCCTCCACCTCCACGTAGTCCTCCAGTTTCTCCTCAATTTCAGCTTCTGTTAGCCTGTCTTGCATGGTGTTTTTGGGACGCTGATAGCCATCATTGGCGATCCGGACTGTTCGAGTTGGGTTCATTCCTTATTATATATTATCCACTTTTTTTTATGCTGATTTGTATTTCACCATTTGCTAGTTTTCTCATAAAATCACCAAAATCAAACTTCTTCTCCTTAAAGAATATAAAATGTTTTTGAAACTTCAACTTCCATACTCTTCCAGCCATTATCTTTAGACAACATTGCGACCACTTGTGTTCGTTTACTAGTCCAAGGAACGTCCCCGCCGTCCTTAACTCCTCATCCAAGGTAATATACTTGATATGCATCCCCTTCTTCAACAACTTGATGTTATCTGTTGTTAATAGTGTGTACTCTAATAGCTCCGTTTTATAGGGCTCCTCTGATAACAACCTTGACACTATCCTATCTGTTGCGTTCATAGTTCATAATCATATAAAGAATATTAATTATTACTTTATATTGCGGCAATGGAGTGGAAAAACCTTAACGATTCCTGGAATCAGGATGTCATTGTTTGGGAAATCGAACACATCAAAAACTATGTCAGTCCCAATGTGGTGAATGTACGGGACACATCTAGTGAAAACGTCACCAACCTCAATGAAGACCTTGTTTTTAGCAAGGATGCAATCGACAACCAAACTATTGTTTTGGATTATGCAAGGCTCAATCCCCTGCAAATAATTGAGCATCAAATAAAAATTATTAATTACTTGTTGAAACTCTTCAAGATCAACAGGCTTCAATCTATTGATGACTATGAGCCGTACTTGATGTGGATTCACAAGACATCGGAACACTTGGCGCTTTCCATCAAACAAACCATCAATCGCAACAAAGGTGCTTCATTAATCAGGAGTTCCTACAAGTTCTGCAACAAAAAATGCGACTGTCAGTCTCATTATGGCTTCCTGTTTCAGAAAAAGACTAAACATTGCATCAATGATCATTATGTACATCACAAAATCGTGACGGATATTGATAACCTGTTGCACTACCTCAAGAAGAACATATATACGGACCACAACAGGGTTATTGTTGAGACGGAACTCAAAAAAGGTCTGGAAACCCTCAATTACGTCATCAATCACATGTACCAAGAACTATCCAGCTTTATGTTGTACCTCGACAAGAGCAAATACGTCGTTAAGGACTTTTATAAGTAACCTCAATCATTGGCGAATAAGTCGTCAAACTCGGACGTCATGAAGATGGTGTTCCTATAATACTTTGTCTGTTCCAAGTAATTTTTGATTTCGTCATCGGTGTTCAACTTATTATCTTCGTCCAATTGTTTAAAGATGGGATACGTGTCTTTAAATAAAAGAGGAATATCTTCGTCATTCCTTTGACCTTTTGCTATCTCATCCTTGAATATGAAATACAATTTCTTGTCGGCATGAAATTTTTTCTCTATTTCTTCCCATCTTTCCTGGTCTTTCTTCATATCTTGTTTTATTTTGTCTAGCCGTGCCTTTTCTTCGATGTATTCCTGATGTTTTAATTGGGTGTATTTTTCTTGTTCCTTTCGAATGTTTTCAAGCTCTCTTTCTTCTGCTGCTTTTATTTGTTCCAGATATTCTACCTTTTTTCTTAACTCATCGGGGTGTTGCTTTACACATTCCGTTTCTAGAGGTATGAAGAGATTAATATCGGAGTCTTCATTTAATATTTTTGGAATCAGGTTGATACTGTTGTCAATGATATACTGACCCTTGACAAGATGTTGATTGAACTTGTTAACCGTTATTTTTTTGAAGTCTAATTCGCCTCCGTGTCTGTGACATATATTGGATAAGAATTCTATGTGTTGTTGTACATCTTTTATCTTGTTGAATACCCCCAAACAGTCTTGGCCATCGTATACAACATACGTAAACATCTTAATGTATAATAATTTAAATTCTTTTTATGTCATTATGAACTTATTAAAAATATATAAACCTTTAGATTATACAATTATAATACAAGCATTATGGGGTGCCAGAATCCGCGGCATTTTTTTGGGAAGCAACAGAATGAGCTGTATGATAAACACCGCAATGCCAAACCCGTTATAACCGAAATGACATTATCCATCGTTCCATTCAATCCTATGAAGTATTCGTTCTTTGATTTCAAAAAAGAAAATGATAGCATACTTGAGGAGTTTGATCCCGTTAAGTTCCTTATGCAAGCCTGTCTGGGACGTCCCATAAATGACAAACCCAAAAGCTTCCATGATCAAAAGTGCTCTCCCTTCAAGATTGATGTTGACATGGACTACGATGAATTGAACACAAGTATTAAGAGTCTCAAAGATGTTATCGCTCTAGGAAAATCATACGAGAAAAACCATAAATTTCCTTTTGATATGGAAAAACTGTTTAATTTAGTACCCACACTGGAAAAACTTGATAAGATGATTGGTATGAAAAAGGTAAAGGATAACATAGTGGATCAGATTGTGTACTTTTTATCGGGTATTGAAGAAAACAACAACATGCTCCACACGGTAATTACTGGATCCCCTGGTGTAGGTAAGACCGTTCTTGGTCGTATCATCGGAGAAATCTACTATTCGATGGGGATCCTAAAAGGATCGGGGAAAAAATACGTCGATCCTCTGACGGGCAAACAGATGGACTTTGTGTTTAAGATTGCCAAGAGGTCTGACTTGATCGGCGAGTACCTGGGCCACACCGCCACAAAAACACAAAAGGTGATAGACGAATGTCAGGGCGGAGTGTTGTTCATAGACGAAGCCTACTCGCTCGGCAGCGGGAACAATGATAAGAAGGATTCCTATGCCAAGGAATGTATCGACACACTGAATCAAAATCTCTCTGAAAACAAAAGGAATTTTATTTGCATCATCGCAGGTTATCCCGAAGAACTAGAAAAATGCTTCTTTTCACAAAACGAAGGGTTGCGGAGGCGTTTTCCTTTCAAGTATGACATCGACAAGTATGACTACAATGAACTTGCAAACATATTCATGTCTATGTTGAAAGATAGTGGATGGAACATCTGTGATGACATGACATTTGAAACCGTATGTGGTTTTATGAAAGAGAACTATGAACATTTCCCTTTCTTTGGCGGAGATGTTGAAACACTATTGTTTCATGTCAAAATCGCCCATGCTCACAGAGTGTTAGGAATCCATCCCCGCAACCGCAAAAACATCAACATCGTTGACATCAAACGTGGATTCGACGCCTATATCAAGTATAAGGGAGTCAAAAAAGAGGAATCAATGATCAGTCATATTTACACTTGATTAATCATATTTGATTAATTACACTTGATTAATCATATTTGATTAATTACACTTGATTAATTACACTTAATGTAGAAAGTATTTACCCTTTGTGGGTTGATACCTACCATCCACCCCAAAATGAAACGGAAAATATATGTACCCTACAGGATACACCAAATTGGGTTCGCCTCTAATGTCAGCGATCTTAAAGTCTCTCCGAGTGGGTTGATTCCAGAATCCCTCTTTGCACTTAAAACATAACAAGCCTATTATGGCAATAAACCACCAAAACATATGTCTATATTATATATGTTTAGATGTTACTTCGAACCATACAGTCTTCTCAATTGCGTGTTTATGACATGAGAACACGGGTTAATATTGGCAGTATGCGCACGGACTTTATTAAGTACACCACCACCTATCCTAGCGCTAATTGTGAACTAGTTTCTTCTGGAAAGCTAAAGTTGATCTCTTCTGATTATAAATCGTTTTCGTCACCCTTTGTCGAAGACATGCTCATGCGTACCGTGTTATTTTATGTAGAAACAAGTCAAATCAACGGTACTACGTTTCAGTCCTCCAGGTTAAGTGTATCTGCGCTGAATTCATTTCCTTTATCAAACGTCAAGGATATGGGTGCAATAATGTGCATGGCTCGAGAAAATGCTATGGGTGGTATGTTACATATCAAAAGCATGGACTTTCAAAGGGAACTAACACCCGGCGAGTTGATCATCTTGCAAGAACCAACTGATTCTACTATAACCGGTGTATCTGTTCGAGATCCTAACTTTGAGGGCTACTTGGATCTGGTCATCTTCAAACCTATAACCGCCACTATAGAATAACATGCTACTAAAAAATTGAACGCTCTGCGACTCCACCTTGGCGCACTATCTATAATGTTCCTATGGAGCAGTATAAAAATTGATCTTGCCTGGAGGCTGCGCCTGCTTTTTATTTGTTATTCCAAAGGAATAACCAATAAAAATTGAAAAAACAAAATGTTTCATTCGTAGTTACACTGTAACCACCCAGGCAGTATTAACCACGTACGGTAACATAAAGAATGTCCACCATGAGCGACGTCATTGCCCGCCACGCTGAGGAGAACGCTTCTGAATCTGTGGCGGAAAATGCCGGCTTCTCCTTCAGCTGCTCCAACGCCCTCGAGGCCAAGGTCATGGAGTTCCTGATGAAGCAGAACATGCCCAATGTCAAGGTGAACAACGACAAGATCGAGAACATGTTCAACAACATCAACAAGATCATTGTCACGATGCAGAAGATCACCGAGGAGATCAAGGACACCATCGAGGACCCGGCCAAACTGGCCACGATCGTGTTTGACACCGAGAAGACCAACGACTTCGTCACCAAGGTGACTGCCAACGTGCGTAACACCATCAACACCCTTGTGAGGGTTCCCTCGCCTCCCCCGTCCCCGCCCCAGATCCAGACCGGCGGCAACCGCTCCTATCGCCAGGCCGCATCGACGTCCGTGCAGGCGGAAGCAGCTGTCGTTGAGCAGACCACTGGTGGCGCCCCCTCCGGTTCCCCCTCTGGTTCTCCCACGGTGGCTCGCAACGGCAGCCACATCCAGGTCATCCACAATCCCGAGGTGGTCAACATCAAGCAGAACATCTTCATGTTCACGGAGAACTACCAGGACAAGATCCTCAAGAACATCTACGCCCGTCTGCCCAAGAGCATCTATAACGAGAACACCGGCAACACCTTTAGTCTGGTCCCTTCCTACTCCAAGGAGGAGTATGAGAACATTCCGCGCCTTAACTGGACTCCCGCAGATGGAGCCATCCTCAGGAGGACCACGCCCATTATCTACGCCACCCTCCTCGAGGTGTCCAAGAAGGTCATCGACAACTCCAAGCGCAACACGACCATCTACACAGGCTTCACCCACAAGCCTAACACCAACATCATCGCGTACACATGCAATGGTGTGTACACCGCTATCTATCTGGACGGCTTCTTCGACACCAAGATCACCTTCCCCAGGCTGGTCGAGATGCGCGACGACGCCAAAAAGTACGCCACCGATAACGGCGCCAACATGACCTTTGTACACTCGGACGCGGTCTGCGTTGAGGCCAACTTTGTGGGCGACTCCTTCGCCCACATCACCGGCTGGAAGTTTTAAACTCGATTGAGTTCTCAACTCGGGAAGTTTTAAACTCTGCGAGTCCTCAACTCGGGAAGTTTTAAACTCTGCGAGTCCTCAACTCGGGAAGTCCTTCATTCATCTAACCCTAAACAGAATAAAACTGATTGCTTGCTTTTAGGATTAAGAAAAATTGATACCATAGTTTATATACATTCATATATCATTATATACGCAATCATGGATAACCTGCCTCAAATGATCACAGCAATCGATAAATGTCAGGAATCTCTAGAGACCTTAAAGAAATTTATCCATATTCATTCATCTGATTTAAGCCTGCTCGATATCACTACCAGAATCAACGCCATTCATGATAACATAACATCCATATCGGACCATACATGGGCCGATTTGGTAGATATCGCCGAAAGTGAAAATGAAGATATCGGTAAATTGATCATGGTCGTTAACAGACTGCGTGCTGATTTACAGAATGAACTTTCGTACACAAAAAATAATAACACTTATAAATATAAGAGGCTGTACAAAATCAAGGATGATCACAAGTTGGTACATAAGGATATGCACTCTAAGATAGTGTTCGATCACGTCAACCTAGCCGCTGCTTCCCTTGTTCAGCGCATTTGTAATGAAGCCAAGGCTTTTATTCCATCTATACAAGCTATCGTTAAGCAACAAGGATATTACACACTTGAGTACACACATTTTGAGAATCCAGATAACAATATTGTGCTCTATGAGAACCAAACAACAGGACACGTTTACCGCTCCTACCTGTCGATGGGCTTTTCCTTCCGCTCTAACCTCTACACCACACGGGTCCACCAGAACGAAATACTGTTCTTCAGGAATCATGGACTACACCTACGGTTCTTGTCGCTTAAAAAAAATAATATAGATGGTAGCACCCAAAGCATTATACGCTTCGAAAAGGTTTACTAGGTCTCCCTATTATTGTTTTATAATCATTAACTATCACCTCACCCATTTTACATCTCTTGTCCTTTTGTACATCTTTGATCACCGCATACATCACCGCGACTTTCTTATCCGATCTAGCCTTGGAATGGTATGCTGCTATGTTCGCCGCGGTCTGAATATCGTCTTTCGTATACATGCCATTATCATTATGCAACACAATGTGTCCCCCACTATAATCCTCCACGTGAAACCACAAGTCATTCATGCCAGCTTCTACATGTGTTAATATTTCGTTGTCCCTACTGTTTTTCCCGATTCGTATTGTCGACCCGCTCTTTAACACTATTTCTTCAATCATTGTATATCCCCTAATAATAAATTTATCTCTAAATGCTAGCGCATCTTTTACCCTCAATGACAATATTAAAAAATTGATATTTATATCATTTAAAGACATAGCTGGATTCAATAATAAAAAGAAATGCCGACTACAGCGTCATCTAATGACTATTCTAGTCGCCTTAGTCAACTACAGGAAGAATTTTCTCAGATCCTAAAAGAAAGCAAGCAATACATCGTTATTCTTGAATCGCTCGAACCACGGAAGAATGCAATTTTGGAGGAAATTGTGGATATCAAGAAACAGCTTCACATGATCGATTCAGACACATTGGACAGTGACATATCTGAAAGCGATATTCCTTTCGCGGCTCCTGAACATTACAACGTTAGTAACCACAGTAACGAAAAGAACCAAGATGAAACATCCAAGAAGAAATCCGTCTCCAAGAAAAAAGTGGTAACCGATGAAATTCCCGTGGAAAAGAAATCCAAGAAGAAGACTGTCGAGAAAGAAGTTCCCGTCGAAAAGAAATCCAAGAAGAAGACTGTCGAGGCAGAGGTCGCTGAAGAGGTTCCCGTGGAAAAGAAATCCAAAAAGAAGACTGTCGAGGCAGAGGTCGTCGATGAGGTTCCCGTGGAAAAGAAATCCAAGAAGAAAAAATAATTGAAAAGAGTTGGGTGTTGCAGATAGTTTTTTTGTATAAATCACAATGAGCAAGGATAAAGTACTTTGTGCCATTACCAAGGGTCCTTGTACAAAGTGCGCAAAGTGCGAACGTATCGCCGTCTTCAAATACTCATCTTACCTCTACTGTTGGATACACTCCTTTGTCAAGAAATAAAGGGGTATAAAGAGATATTATCAATAAGGTTATTATTGGTCGAAAAATGTGCGGGACTACCATAAAGGACTACATTGTTGGGTCGTTGGTGACGAGGCGTTTATGTTCGGGACTGTGTGGTTATCACCATCACGCGGCTTGCATTATAAGACACAATTGTCACCAACAACCAAAAGTCGCTGGCGTATGGTGAAAACATGTATCGGGCTCACCATACGGCCCATTCCAGTGTCCACGCGGAACACCATGCCATCTTGAATCTTCCCACGCTACCTAAGAAACACCATTTCAAGAAAGTGGATATGATCGTTATAAGGACGTCTAGGACCGGTCTGTTGGGGATGTCCAAGCCGTGTATTAACTGTTTGTTGCGAATGAAACACATGCCACAAGAAAAAGGTTATCGGATATGCAATGTCATTTACAGCAACTCCGACGGTTCCTTTGAGACAAAGTCTTTGGATGGGCTGTTAAGTGATGAAAACGTGTACATGACCAGCTATTACCGTAACAACAATTTCAAATTAAGGGTCACGGCATGATGCCACTAGAGAAAATAACTTGACGATTTGTATATACTCATTTGCGTTGTCATTGATATAATGGTCTATATCACTGAGAGCAATCAAGAGCTTACTCTTGTTGGTTTCCGATACGTCACCACTACCTATGATCTTATCACACATACGTTTAATCAAACATAAACTCGAATATCCATCGTCACAGAACTGTTTTGCAACTTTTAGTATATTTGGATAACATATTGTTGAACTTAGTTGTGACCATATCTTATCCACATAGTCATCTGGTATGTAACCTGATATTTCCTCTATAATGTCTTTTGTAACTGTTTTATTTACGTAACACGCACGTTGTAACAAATTAATGCCCCGCCTCAAATCTCCATTACAAATTGTATACACAAAGTTTAGTGTTGTGTCGTCTATGACAATGTCCTTGATACGAGACACTATCTTCCGGAGCGATTCGGTGCTGACATTTTGAAACCGCAACTTTACGCACCTGGATGACAATGGAGTTATGATCTTTGTCACGTAGTTGCATATGAGAATAAATCGTGTTATGGTAGTGTACTTTTCTATGATCCGACGCAGTGCATACTGCGAATCATTGGTCAATGCATCTGCTTCATCCAGTATAATGACTTTAAATGGCGGCACATCCGTATAGTGATTGTTTAGTGATGAACTTGCGAATATCTTTATTTTTTCTCTTACGACCTTAATACCCCTCTCATCGGATGCATTCAATTCCAATACTCTCTCCTGAAATATCTTTTGGTTCAAAATGTTGTCCTTTGTCCGACAGAACATCTCCTTCACCGTCGCCAGTGCCGTCGTTGTTTTCCCCGTCCCAGGAGGACCGTAAAATAACATGTGCGTTATCGTGTTGCATTCTATTGCGTTTTTGACAATTCGTTTCACCTCATCCTGCTGTACAATATCCTCGACCAATCGAGGACGATAGTGATCAACCCATAAACGAACCATTTTATAGTTTCTCTGCATTTTGTCTTTATGCTTTAAAAAATTGATCAATCCATCATTTTAACCACGTACCATCTACATCCATTCACAATGTTGAAAGTTGAGTCTATATTGATTGTCGCCAAGCCTAAAATTAACGGGTTTAATGAGGTATGTGCTATTTGTCGCGAAAACAACATGACATCTTGTGTATCCTGTCAGGCTGGTATGTGTAATGCAGAATGTGACCGAGTCATCGGCGAGTGTGGACACGTCTTTCACGCTCACTGCGTGTCCAAGTGGCTGTCTAATCGTCCCGTGTGCCCCCTGTGTAACCAAGTATGGAAGAACCCTAATGTTGCGTAAAGCTTACATAAAAATTGAATGGGTCTTTAACCCCCACTCTTTTTATTGCGCTCCAAACGAGCACAATAAAAATTGAAGCACATTTCCTTGCGGAAACATGCACTAACTTTTTAAATACATGGATAAATCCATCTATTTAAAAAATTGAAGGGGTTTTTAACCCCCACTCTTTTTATTGCGCTCCAAACGAGCACAATAAAAATTGAAGCACATTTCCTTGCGGAAACATGCACTAACTTTTTAAATACATGGATAAATCCATCTATTTAAAAAATTGAAAAAAAACGTATATTGTTTCATCTATAATAGGTAAGAAGTCGCCCTGAAAATGACGCACACGAACTCCATATCCTGGTCCATGTACTATGACAATAAGGTGGTCCATCAGGGGGAAAACCTACTTATACCATGTTTCTTGACCCATGCACAACCCAAACAACCGTCTGAACAAAACATTTCCTCCATCGTCGCGACGCTGGCTCCCTTCAGGGTGAATGTGTCCGATCTCATAAGCGAGGGCATCATCAATAACGCTAACGTCCAAGAAATTGCCACCATGGTGAACAACATAATAAAAGAACTCCCCTCAACACAAACCTTTATCGTCAAGTTTCTGGATACCTGGGCGTACACCGCCTTCAAGTGCAACAATAACTCGGCCTTTATTGACCTCTTTAATAAGTATGATATGGACAAGCACGTTTGTTATGATATGTTTAAACTTTTACTAAATGAGGAATGTCCACCCAATAACAACATCATCAGCGAACTCGATGCTGTGCTCGAGTACATGAACATCACCGTGCCCATACAACCAATCTCTAGGGAGCTCTATGGTGCCGTTAAAATCGTAAGTAGGCATCTATCCAAGTCTGCTCAAATTGACAGATACTCTACTCCCCCCAGAAGTACGGACGCAATTCAAGGTCCAAACACACCTCCACAACTTAAACATAAAAATAAATACTCTTGTTATAAATGAACAATATTGCAGATGTTATTAACCACACCCAAAAGCATGGCTGCTCCATCGATACAATCAATCACTTGATCCCCCTCGCAAAACAAGCATTTTCCTTTAATTCTGATCAACACATCGAACCATCCATTATTGATTATATTTTGAATTTACCCGTGTTTTGCAATGAAATTCATGTCTTATTTGATATCATCCTCTCCGGATTACTTATGAACGATAACTCTCAAGTGTTATGGGCAAAATGGATTTATAACAGATTACTTTGGAAACAAATCATCAGTCCTTGTTCAGATTATCTAGCTATCGTAACACAACTGGCATCAACAAACAAAACCGTTCATGCATTCACACAACTTAGACATATCATGGTACCTGCCTTTTATAGCTCTGTTAACGATATTCCATCTATACGTCGCTCCTTTATAAAAAACATCATTGAGCTTGTTGACAGTTTTGATACTTGGAGCGATTCCGTTTTGGTCCATCCTATTTCAACAATTCCTATATTCTCTAAAATACCTGGCTTCTATCTTACTTATCAAGATTGTAACAACTCTTTTCACCTACACTACCAGGCTAAACTGTACACAAAGTTCTTACAGCTTTCATTTAGTAACAAGTTACCATCGTTGAATCTGTGTAGTCATGTCAAAAATGGAAAGCCACGTATCGGCTTCGTTTCACGATTCCTCTCCAACCACTCCATCGGCAAAATTACGGTGGGACTGATCGAGTCTCTTCACCAGAAAAACTTTGAGGTATATGTCTACACTCTTGATCACAAGAGTGATGTCATAGGTGCAAAAATAGCCGAGTCTTGTTTTAAATATGTTAATCCATCTAATGTTCTGATAGATTGGGTTTCTCATATCAAGGACGACAATTTGGATGTTCTTGTATTATTAGATCCTATCATGGACATCAATACCTACCTCATTGGTTGTTTCCGTTTAGCTCCCTGTCAGATATCAACATGGGGTCATCCCGACACTTCTGGGCTGCCTTTCATCGATTATTACGTTTCATCTTCCCTCTTTGAGGCGCAAAAGGATGATTTGTACACAGAAAAGTTGGTGTGTTTTCCGAGCATGGGAATCTATTATCACCACATCGATGACTTTCTGCAGTTTAACTCTCTGAAAACCATCCAATCCATCGGCATGTCTGTGTTGAGAAAACAATATGGTCTGGATGTCAGTGGCAACGTATACGGAGTATTAAGTTCAATGATGAAAATGTCACCGGATATGGATACTGTTATCAACCGTATTCTGAACGAAGACGATGATGCTGTTGTTGTTCTCATCCAGGGTAAAGACTTAGTTCTGTTTGATCAAGTACACACAAGGTTGCGCAAGAATGTCACCAAACACGATAAAATTATTGTGGTCTCCCAACAATCAGATGTGTTTAGTTTCCTCAAATTGGTCTATTGTATGGATGTTATCCTGGATACCTTCCCCTTTGGCGGTTGTATTACCGTCTTTGAATGCTTTATGATGGGTCGATGTGTTGTCACCCTGCCCGGTAACAAATTATACGGTCGATTCACTCAAGGGCTGTACAAAAAAATGGGTATTACAGAATTCATCGCGTCTAATGTCGATGACTATGTCGATATATGTTTAAGGGTATGTCAAAATAACATTTTCAAAACTATGATTCAAAATGAGATCCTTGATAAGTTACCGTTAATTATCAAAGACGAGGAAAGTGTTAGAGATTGGTGCGACTTTCTTACAAGTGTTATCAAATGATCATCTGTTGATCTTCAGTAAATTTGGTGTCGCCAAAGTATTCATACCCTAGTTTTTCCTTGATTAGAGTTTGTGTAAGGGTCTCCTTCGAGTCTGGAGTCTTGGACACCCGTGCTAGTAAACGCCCATACTTATCAAACTCCATGCAATTCAGCCACACCATACATACGTTGTTTTCTAGGATATTATCTATTTCCTTTTTCGTGTAAGCCTTTTCCAAGTTGATGTCATCTTTGCAAATCAGTTGGAGGATGCGGTTTCGCGCCATGATGGCCTTCTTCTTGTTCTCTTCCTCCTTACTTTTGATCTCACACGTGTCGATCCCATACATTCTTACATTGAATTTATAGTATGTATCGAACAACTTGATGACCACCTTGAACGTGTCTCCGTCATACAAGTTTGTAATACGTCCCCAACAAGAGGTTCCGTTCAAGGTGAAAAACGGGGTATTTCCACCGTATTGTCTGAATTCATCCACCGGGGGCTTGTCCTGCGAACGGCACTCCATCTTGGCTTCTAAACAAAAGCAACGTTTAAGTGTTTTCATCGTATTAAATTACTTAAACGTTATGTTCTTATATCACAATAATCATGAAGCTGTTATTTTGCCTTCCGGGATACAACTACAGTGGTGAGTTCTTGATTGCATGGACTCGTCTAGTTTTAGGACTGAAAGAAGTGGGTCATGAGGTGATGGTAAGTCAGAATTATTCGAGTTTCGTACCATTTGCTCGTGCCAAGTGTCTTGGCGTCGATGTTCTGCGAGGCAATAAACAGAAACCTTTTGATGGTCTGGAGTATGATGTGATGGTGTGGATTGATTCAGATGTCCTTTTCACGCCGGAAATGGTGTTGGAACTCGTTAACAGTCAATATCAAGTGACGGCGGGACTGTACAAGATGGAGGACAATAAACACTTTGCGGTGGTTAAGGATTGGGACGTGGAGTTTTATAAGAAGAACGGTTCGTTTCAATTTATGGATGAGGACCTGGTGAATAAGGCACGGAGTATTTCTAGGTATCTCCCAGTCGCATACTCCGGCATGGGACTGATGGCGATTAAGAAGGAGGTCGTGGACAAGCTAGAGTACCCGTACTTCTGGTATGACCTTCAAAAGATGTCCACTGACACTCTAGAAATTCACGAAATGTGCTCCGAAGATGTTGCCTTTTGCAAGAAGCTAAGTGATGCTGGAGTGCCCATTATGGTCGACTTGAGCATTCGCGCGGGACACCAAAAAAGGATAACACTTGTGTAGACACTCGGAGAGGGGCGACACTTGTGTAGACACTCGGAGAGGGGCGTCACTTGTGTAGACACTCGGAGAGGGGCGTACATGTTTTTAACTATCATTATAATAATTTTGTAAATAAGATATTATAATGAAAAGACAAAATGGAGGTGAAAATATGATTGCAAGTGCTTGCAATAAAATGATTCAACAATATGGCCCTACTTGTTTCTATTATTCTGTTTTAAATGGCTTACTCACATCACCACGTATCAATCGTATTCTAGCAAGGGAGCTCATTTCATATAAAGAAGAAATTAGATACAATAAAGAGTTATATGACGATTTTTTAAATAAGGACAATAATACATGTCTTGCGCCCAGTATAATTAAAGAAATTGTAGATAAACCTGAACAGACAAAATATGAACGTTTTAAAGCTGCCAAAAATATAATAATGAAATACATAAAAAATCATTTTGAAAGTATAATGATGTTTTCAGGTAAGACTTTTTATGAAATTGCCAATCGAGCGGACAACAATCAACTTACAGATTCAAATTTTAAACTTAATGAAGCAATGTTACCTAAACTAACTTTATATACAACTAAAACAAAAGATATTCAGTCAGTTAAAGTATCAGGAGTCCCATTTGTAGCTTTAAAAGCAATGTTCCACTCCATATTTAGTGATAATGAAACATATAGGAAACATGTATTAGTATTACCCTTTCATCCACATGACGAGTATACTACATTAGAAGATGTTAAAGAACAAAAAACATTCATTCAAAATGCAATCTCAAAATCTAATCACAGCATCATTGTCCTTATTAAATCTGAAAAATATCATACATCTAGTGATTTTTTTGTATATTCAGTATATGCCTACTTTCGTGATAAAGGTTTAGAAGATAAAGGCAACTTTTTAGATTTCTTTTTTGGTGCACAATTAAAAGAAGACATCAAAAACTCTTTTAATGGAAAAAAACCAATTAGTTCTAAACAATTAGAGGATGAAATACAACAGTTAAAAAGGTTAAAAATTCCACTTGATAATATACTTGCTTTTATAGACATATTTCGGACAAAACATAAAGAAGAAATAATAAGACCAGAAAAGTATGAATATGCAGCGTATTATAAAATAAATAACAATGGATCCAATAAATATTTCAATGAGCAATACAAGAATGAAATTGTTGAGATTACCTATAATAAGTACAAAAATTTTTTTTACTATTATGGACTCCCGTCTTATTTCACTTTTAATGAATGGAAACCTTATGATAATTTATTTAAAGATTCAAGATTCGAGTTAGACCATAGTAATGTTGTTGCTGGCGAAGGAGGAGCATTTCATGCTATTCTTGGCACAAAATGTGATGGCAAGTACGTGATGATTGACCAAAACAGACCCACTGAAATACTAAATAATGATTGGTCTAAATCTCTCACTAATATTGATTATAATTATTATGGATTTGGATATGCATATGACAGTCCAAAAGTAAAACTTGATGGCATGTTTTCCTTTGTTGTTTATGTTAATAAGGCAGTACAACCATTTAAGCTGTGATCTAATTTTTATTATAAATGAAAATTAGACTATACATTCGTATTTTCTTCTGGTGGATTGGATTTTGGAAGGAAATCCAGTTGGTTTTTTAATTCTGGAGTCATTATTGGAAAGTCAATATCGAACTTGATTATCAGGTTGCCTGCGTTGTTGATTCCATGTTTAGGCAGTATTTTGATATCGTTTGGCCTCACCACATCCATTTTGACTCTTAAAAGAGATCCATTTAGGTGTTTAACATCAAAAGTAATACCACATAGCGCATCTCCCAGGGTTATTTTCTTATTGTAGATCAAATCATTGTTCTGTCTAGTGAAATGAGGATGATGCTGTTGTGAGATGCATATGATGATATCACCCTTCATACCTTCTAATTCATGTCCCATGTTCTTCACCATGATACGTGCATCGCTCGGCGTGCCCTTTTCGATTTTTAAGGTCAAGCTCACATTCTTATCAACATGCTTGTTTCCCTTGCATTTATTGCACTTATCCTTAATGATGGTTCTTTCACCACGACACTTTGGACAAGGTTGTTGCATGTTCATCGTCATAAAACCCATGTTTTGTACAATTGAAATCATCCCCCGTCCATGACATTGATCACATGTCGTAACGTTTGTGCCTCCTTTCCCATGGCACTCGTCACACGTTACTTTTTTATTGATGTTAATGTTCTTTGATGCACCGTTGTTCAACTCTTCTAGTGTACAAGATAAGGGTACTTGTATTGCCTGAATGTGTGCCCGTGTATGTTGCTGAAACATCTGTGACAGTATGTCTTCCATATCCATTCCCCCAAACGGATTTCCTTGTTGCCGTCCTTGCAAGCCATCCTTTCCAAAACGATCGTATATCTCCCGCTTTTCTGGGTCCGACAGCACCTCGTACGCTTCGCCAATCTCTTTAAACTTGTCAGATGCTCCCTCTTCTTTGTTCTTGTCCGGATGATATTTTACGGCTAACTTCTTAAATGCCTTTTTAATTTCATCGGGATTGGCATCCCTTGCAACTCCTAAAATTTGGTAGTAATCCATTGTTTTCATAGTAATTAAAAGACGGATTCGCTTTAAGTCATTTGGACCCCGAAAAAATTCAAATTTTTTGAATCCCTTTTTTGGAAAACCCCTAGTTGTGCCACATGTTGCCACACTGTGGCGCCACAAAATGGCAAACTATATAAAGATTATATGTTATGTAGTTGTAATATACATTATGGTTTTGTATCGGTGTCATCGGTGTTTAAAAGAGTTTAATAAAAAATATAACTATGAAAAACATTGTAATAAAAAGACACAATGTTTTGACGTTACAACACATATACAAAATGCACAAAACCTGTGCAATGGTTCACAGTTAAATGTGCAGAATATTGTGGCAAATGTCATTGAACATAAGTGTAATCAATGTAAGAAAACATTTGCAAATAACTATTCACTAAAAAGACATAGACAAACATGCAAAATAGCTAAACAAGAACTTACAGACCATGTTGAACATTTAAATAAAAAAGTTACTGACTTGAGTATTGAATTTACTAACACTGTTAGTGAAATGTCAAAACAGTTAAAACAATTGAAATTTGAAAACAGTCAGTTAATTGCACTTAACAACCAAAAACAATTACAAACTATTAATTCTAATAACACAAATAGTAATAACACTGTCAACAATACCAATGTCTTTATTACCGTTCCTTTTGGTTCCGAAGATTACAAACGCCTTACAGAAAGCGACAAGATTGACATCATGAATTACGGTAAGAATTGCATTCAGGAGTGCTTTAAAAGGATACACTTTAATAAATCAATTCCTGAATTTAACAATATCCTAAAAGTGGACATCTCTAGTAACACTGTCCAAGTGATCGGCGAGGAGAACCAGTTGGTCACTTTAAACATAGACGAAGTTGTTCATACCTCTTTTGATAATACCTGGGATTTCGTGGACAACTTGGCCGTCCGCTCAGATAGAAAATTCCTAAATAAATGCGATAAAGAGTGGTCTCAAGAAACGCAACAACATATGAAAGATCTTAGGTTTATACCCACTACAAGAAACAATGAAAAAGATAAAATTAAAGAATCTATTATTGTCAACACAAAATAAGTTAATGTTATAATATGATTCCCTGATAATAATAAAGTCATTTGGACCGCCTAAAAAAATCCAAATTTTTTGAATCCCTTTTTTGGAAAACCCCGAGTTGGGCTTAAAAAAGACTGAAATGTTGTAAAATAAAGCTTAAAAATAGCTTAAAAAATTATATATTATATATTATATATTCATACTTTTAATTATGGTTTTGTATCGGTGTCAACGTTGTTTGAAAGAGTTCTCTAAAAAATGTAACTATGACACACATTGTAATAGAAAATATCAATGCGAACGCACTAAAAGTTTAGAAAAACATTTACAAAAAGCTGAAAATTTATCACAAAAAAATGTTAAAAATCCAGCCGATTTCAAATGCGTCCACTGTAATAAAAGTTATTGTAATAAATACACACTAGAGCGCCACATACAACATTCGTGTAAGGAATCAAAAAACAAAAACATACAAGACGAACTGAAAGAAATCAAAGAAGAGTTTAAGAAAGAAATGACAGAAATGAATAAAGAGATAAGACAATTACGTAATGAAAATCATCAATTAATTGCTTTAACTAATCAAATTCAATTAAAGAATAATACGGAGGCGAATGGGAACCGGGAAGGCGGTGGTGGCAGTAACCACAATACGACCACCATTCACGGAGATCACAACACCGTGACCAATAACAATATCTATATCACTATTCCCTTTGGTTCTGAGAACTACCATCGCTTGAGTGAATCCGACAAGATTGACATAATGAATTACGGTAAGAATTGTATTATAAAAGCGTTTAATTTGATACACTTTAACAAGCAACTCCCTGAATATCAAAACATTCTCGGCATTGATGTCAGCAATAACACCGTTCAAGTGATCGGTGAGGAGAACCAGTTGGTCACATTAAATATAGACGAAGTTGTGCATACCTCTTTTGATAATACCTGGGATTTCGTGGACAACTTGGCCGTCCGTTCAGATAGAAAATTCCTAAATAAATGCGATAAAGAGTGGTCTCAAGAAACGCAACAACATATGAAAGATCTTAGGTTTATACCCACTACAAGAAACAATGAAAAAGACAAAATTAAAGAATCTATTATTGTCAACACAAAATAATTGAAAATAATAAAAGCTACAACATAGAGTTTATTAACAAAAATGAAGGGTATTATAATTTGTTTGAACAACGATAGCGTCTGCTTTTCGCTGCCTTTTAAGAGGGAGTGGTTGTACAGGCAAGACAAGGACATCCCCAAGCCCTTCAACCGAGGGACTCTGTTGATCGACCCAATGGACGAGCTGTATATTGATCCCACAGACGAACTGGCCATTGAGTTGTTTGAAGAGATGGGCGCCGATTGGTCGGGTGAGGACGATTATAACCTGGAGCTGTACGAGTTTCCGGATATCATTTTTGACTATGTGGTATTGGATGATGGCAGCGTCTTTGGCCAAAGGTTGTACATCGATTGGGATTCGGCAAATTCAGCAATAAATGCCATGGAGGACAGCCCAGAGAAGACCAAATTCATTAACACATTAAAGAGGAACGACAAGTTCCTTATGAAAGAATTCGATTGACGTCTAGAATAAAGTACGCCACTATGCTCCACGTTAACGGAAACCAAAATGGTATCATGTGTTTACTGTAATTAAATCTCCATAGGTCGTAATACTTCATGCATATGTATGATATTGCGGTCAGGCTTGCCCCCGCAATTAATGCAGTTTTATTGTTTATTTCATTATGTCGGCACATTAGGACATACAAGATGGCTCCATGTATGAGTGCGATTAAGAGTTCTTTGTTTCTTAACATCATTGCGGATAACGCCGTTAATACATATAAAAATAAGTTCATAATAATGTACATAAAGATTATAAATGAACCTTATTTATTTTACTATAGGCTGTAATCGGGACTACGTAAGGTTATTGGAATTGTGTTTTACCTCCATTGTTCGAAAATGTAATCTAAATCAGATAAAGTTTTTAGTGTTTTGTGATATCGACTATTTGCAATATGTAGAATATCTTCAATTTGATTACATAGTCGTAACGGAAAAGAATAATACGCCGGTACAAGCATCTATGAGGAAAGTTGAGATATTTGATTTCGATATGATTCATCACTTTGAAAAGGTCATATATTTAGACTCGGATATAGTTGTTTTAGGGGATATCAATATCATTTTTGACCAGATGAATGATCCTAATACCTTATATACGTTCAACGAAAGTGATGATTTCAATGAACATAATCTGATTTATTTTGGAAAAAGAGACTATAGTGCGGAGCAAATGAACGAATTTGTGAGAAGAAATGTCAAGGTGTTCAATTGTGGTCAGTTTGGTTTCCTTGTATCTGAACAAATGAGGTCACACTTTACCAATATACGAAACATGATTAAATCCAATAAAGATGAACACTTTTACGAACAATCCTTTATGAATTACTATTTTAATACACGTTTCTTGACCAATCCTATTTTCAACACATATACGATACTCCCAACGCGATTAGATAAAGTAAAACCGTCGACGATCATTGCCCATTTCGCCAACACCAACATTCCTGTTATGCAAAAGTTGGCGATGATGAAAACGTTTTATTACAGTTAGGACATGTCGCTTTAATCTTTATCCATTTTTCTATACAAGGAGCACAATAAGTATGTCCACACGTTGTCTGTCTTGTTGATTTTTTGTTGGTCAATTCCAGACAAATAGAACATATGATATTCTTATTTGTTTTTATCATCGGAGCAATTTCATTGATGCTTGGCGGTGGTTCAACGTTAAGGGGGCGCATATGCATGGTAGCAAATGCGTATTGTGTGCATGACTGTATTAGTATTTGACATGCATACATACCAATGACAGCAAGAGCTATTCCTATGAACATTTATTACATATCTTAAATAGAATAATTTATAGTTACTTACGCGATGCCGCAATTAGGTTTTCCACTGACGCTTTGAGTTTATCCTTCTCCTCTTCTAATTTAATGCACTTTTCCTCCAAGGTAATATTTCTACGTTTCACCATTTGCAGCTCACTTGATTCTTCATCTAGTTTACGCTTGCGATCACGCAACTGGACGACTTCTCTCTTGAGATCCATAACAGAATCCTTGTAACGTAGCTTTTCGCGTTCGAGCTGGACGGCCTTCTCCTTATGGCTTTCGATTGCTGTTTTTAATTTATCTACTTCACTCTCCAGAGCCTGTAGTTTTTGCTTGCATGCTTCGTTTTCTTTTATCTGATCTTTGAGGTCTTGGTCGTAAGAGGTAATGATCTTATCAATAATTTCGCCCATACCAGAAATGCTTAGTAGGTCGAAAGCCTTCCATCCCTTGGTGTTCGTTATGTTGAGATCCACACCCTCGTCGATCAGTTTGTTGATGAGGGGCTTGTTCTTAAACATGATTGCCAGGTGCAATAGGGTGTTATTGTTTGGGTCGTTGGGGAGACGCGTATGGATGTTTAACTTGTCCATATTTATCTTCCGGTACAACCAGGCATTTTTGCCGTCAATAACCGCTTTGTAGACGTCGTGATAGTCGATTTCCGTCATTCTTTTTATTATATCTTCTTATAATGCAATCAATTAACATTTTCAAAAATTTGATAATGTGGATACATTGCGTATATAGAATACATTAAAAAATGTCACCCTCTTTGGATACCGAAATCATCACAGTCCTTTCGGCTGACCCAGACAAGTTCTTCTCTCAGGCTGAACTTTATGATATCATCAAGGGGAAGGAACTTGATAGTCAAAAATTGATCTTCAAGAATAAACAAGAGTATGTAAGCGCTTTTTTGACCATCGACAAACGGTACAATAATGTGTACCGCATCACTATCAATAAAGGAATGTTCTTGGTTTGGTCCACTAAGACTAGGAGTGAGGTGTTTCAAAACATTTACAAAGAAAAGGTTGAGGAGTGTGCCGAGTTCATGACGGAGGAAGACTACCTTTCGCTCATTGACGAAATGTTGATCGACGCTAATCCTGATTTTGATCCCAATAACTATATTAATGATAACATGTCGGCAGTTCATTTGTTGGTAAAATGCGGCTGTTTAAGTACTCTCAAGAAAGTTACCAACCTGTATACCATTGATTTGTACAAGAAGACGGCGGATAACAAGACCGTTTTTGATATTGTGTATGAAACGAAGGACATGGAAACACTTGAATATTTGTTGCGAATGAAACACGACGTTGAAATGCAAGATCTCCGTGCTTGTATCGTAACACAGAAGAAGATAATTGACTCTCTGAAGGCCGAACACAAGGCGAAGAGTGACAAGCTCTATTGGGAGATTAAAGTGTTAACTTATATGTGTTACTTAATGTCACTTGGAGTCATTTCTATGGTTTTCTTTTGGTAAGTATAGTATATAGCAATGAGTTGTCCCTTTAAGGACATATTTGGTAAGCCCGGAGAGGGAGCCCATAGCCTTAGGATGTTTGATATTGCTATTGTGGATACAGTTATGACTGTATTGGCGGGTTACTCTATTGGCAAATATTTTAAAAAGAATGTATATTGGACGATATTCTGGTTGGTTGTTGTAGGAGAGGTTATGCATGTTATCTTTTGTGTGGACACCACGGTTGTTAAATGGCTCAAATCAATCCCCGCTTTGGGGCTACGAAAAATTGAAAAATAGTTACTATATACAATACTTTAAGATACCCACCAAAATGGCTTCCCAAAGCAACAAGCGCCCTCGCGAGCAGACTGCTGATGAGCCAACCGCCAAGCGCCCCAGCATTGAGCACTCGACCCTCCCGACTTTCCTTGTCATGGACATTATTCACATGATGCCCCTGGCGAAGATCGTCGAGATGTACGAGGAGGGAGGGCAGAGGATCCCTGTCAAGACCATGGCACGCCTACTGGATAAGGTGCTGACGTTCCCCCGCCAGCTACGCACCAACCTCACCGGCGTGAGCAAGTCCTTCACCGTCGGCAAGTACAGGATCGATTACGAGGAGCACGGCGAGGACTGTGTTGACGGTACCTTTTCGCACGCTTTCACGGATTACATCACATCCTTCTACGACGGCGACCACCGCTTCTACATGAACCGCTTCCGCAAATCGTCCAAGCAGCGGTTGAACTTTGCCTGGTTGCTTGGCAATGGACCGGAGCCGGAGATTGTTCGCACTGTCGAGGAGGAGTTCTTCTCCTACGAGCGGCAGCCGGTGCGCGAGTCGGTGCCTTCATCGACATCTCAGGCGGTGCCCTCCCGCTTTCCCGTTCCTAGGCGCTCTCCCTTTGCTGTGCGTGCCTGAATATAGGTGTGCATGGAGGGGATACTTGTTATTGTAAAACAACCAATAGAATGGGTTCAAAAAATTGGTATCGCCTAGCGGCTCACCTGCTTTTTATCTATTGTGCTCCTTCGAAGCGCAATTTAAGCACATTTCCTAGCGGGAATATGCACTAACCCTTGATAGAAAGGATGTATCCTTTCCTATAAAAAATTGAACTCGCTTGAGTAAAATAAAAGCTTAAGCTTTTGTTTATCGCCTAACGGCTCACCTGCTTTTTAATTATTGTCCTATGGACAATAACTAAAAATTGAAAAAAAAAATTCATGCCACATTCATTATGAATGCCCACCCAAGAATGAACACCACCAAGGTCTCCACCGCCACCAAGCGCTCTGCCAGCCCCGCCAAGGACGAACCTCGTCTCCAGCGCCGTTTCTCGGCCATTGGCAATGGCGCCCCCGGCTTCAACCTGAGCCTTCTGGTCTCCGCCGAGGTCGTCTCCGCCGAGGTCGTCTCCGCCGAGGTCGTCTCCGCCGAGGTCGTCTCCGCCGAGGTCGTCTCCGCCGAGACCCGCACCGGCATCAAGCGCCCTGCTAGCCGCTGCAAGGACGAGCCCCACCCCAAGCGTCGCCGTGTCTCCGCCGAGCTCTCTGCCGCCGAGGAGTTTGCCGCCAAGCTCGCGGGTTCCGTGGCCAAAATGAGGGCTTCCTATGCTCTCATTGACGCTATTCGCCCGAAGGTGCAGATCTCGTACCGTTCCGACGGTTTCTCGTCCGAGAAGGAAAAGCACTTTGAGCACCTGACCGCCCACCACCGCCGCAAGACGGTGTGCGCGCGCAACGGCGCTGGCTTCAACGCCTGGTAAGCTAGGCTCCGCCGCCGAGGGTCTCAACCGAGACTCCTCCGCCGCTGAGCTCGCCTAGATAGGCTCCGTCCAGGGCACCCTCACGGGAGCCCACTTTTCGTCTACATCTCTGCATAAAGGCGAACTATATTCGTGTAAATTAATGGGTATTAGAACCCTAAACCCCCACTCTTTTTATTGCGCTCCTTTGGAGCACAATAAAAATTGATATCACCTAGCGGCTCACCTAATTTTTCTTTAGCCTTACAGGCTGCAGAAAAATTGAAGTTTGTTTATCCTTGTATATTTGATATTAAAACAACACAACTAAGATGTATCTACCCAATGAGACCACCGAGATGCTTGGTGTCACGTGGGAGGAGCTTAAATCCTTCGTTGATACACTGCCGATCATCGATGTGTATCGTGTGTTTGTCGCGATTGGTGACGAAATAACCACGAACTCTTTCAAAGAGTACAAACTCGACTTTTACCAGTGTCTGGATCGCCTTGACAACAAGGATAAAAAAGTTGTTCAGATCTTTTTGAGCAACATTGATGACTTGCCTCCGCCTGAGTACCTCCTCAAGTTTCTTCAGTACTACAGCCACCAGATGGACTCGCTGGACTCGCAGTTCGAAGAACGGCTGTACGCGAGCTTTCAACCCGTCTTTAAGTACGCTGAAGTTAAGAACAAAGTGGTGAACATTTTTAATGACTACGTTTGGGAGTATCGTCGGAAGGAAGCTGACATGTTCTTTGATCTCCTTGAGACTCTACAAGAACAGTTCAAGTCTGTCGTTAAACAGAATCCCGACATCCAGAACACTCACGCGATATGGGAAATCTTCTGTCAACGTTACCAGTACGACAAAATTGACGTATTGCGGTCCCAGATAATGACGTCCATCCTATGCTAACATCATCCTAATAAAAGTTATAATCAGCATGACATTCTCGTAAATTTTTTCTATGGTGTTTATGATGATTTCTTTTAGTGTTGGCTTGTGATAGACTTCCTCTAATTTCTGCACCACTTGCAGATACTGTTCTGTCTTACGCCTGTCTACTCCAAAGGTTAAGTAACATTCTTCCTTGTACTGATCGGGCACATTGTTGCATACATAATAGGCATGCTCCGCATCACTTAGTGTTATGTTGATCTTGGTGGGTAACGCTTGCCCTTTGGCAAACACCGGTACATGATCCCCCTTTGGATAGCATCTTGTCCGAACACTCAATTTGCCTTTTCCATACATGGACATCATTTTTTACGGTTCTATTCATAGCCTTAACTTTTATCTTTTCAAAATTTTGATAATATAAAAGTTAAGGCTATAATAAGATATTAATCACACTATGAGGAAGATATCAAGCAATCCTAATCTACAAGGTACTATACGAGGTTCAAGTCCCATTCGAAAATCCACATCGGGGTCGTCGTTAGCCGCATTAAGCAACGATGTATCCGTAGAAATTGTCACGCATGCACCTATTAATAGCGTTGTCAAGTGTATGTACATGTATGGCTTCCCCAATGAGGTCCTTAATAAAGATGTTGCCGCTTGCATTATGACTCCCGAGGATGACGAGCGTAAACAAGAATCATGTCCGGTCCAGGATGCACGTTTTGAGAGGGCTGCGTCCATCGTCAGGCGGCGTAAGAAAAAATCTACATAATATTATATGAGGATCACGAAAAAGGTTGCAGCCAAAGTGGCAAAATCTATCAAGCTCAATACCGATGTTGTCGACATTGACACCCTGACATATGCTCTCAATGTAGAGTTGGAACACGGGAAACGTTTTGGAAAACTCACTAATGTGTCAAATGATGACATAAACATTACTGTCAAGATTGTATTGGCTCATTTGATAGAGTTCCCTGATTATTATAAGAGGCTAAGAGTCTTAGAGGAAAAGGCGGATGCATATTGGTCTAAAAGAGAAAAACCGAATATATTTCTATAATAAGATGATCAAATTATTCGAAAACAAATTGTTTGAAACCAGATTGTTTGGCAAGAAAAAAGCCTTGCTGTTCGGCTTGAATTATGTGTCTCATGATCAAGGTCGTTTAAGGGGCTGTGTTAATGATGTTCAAGGTATGTCAAATTTTTTAAAGTCTAAGGGGTACGTGGTAGAGTTGTATCACGATGAGGATATGGAGTTAATATCCGGTACCACCTACGAGGGAATGGTTCGGGCTATTCAGCGTTTGGCTATTGACACTTGGCGGCAGAATATAGAATCTGTTGTCATCCATTACTCGGGTCATGGATCTTATGTGAGAGACACCAATGGTGATGAAAAGGATGGCTTTGATGAGTGCTTATGTCCGATTGATTACAACACGTGCGGTGTCATAACGGATGATTTCTTTTATGAGTTAATCAGTAGTTTCAATCCCAAGACCCGTATTACGGTAATCTTGGATTGTTGTCATTCAGGAACTGCATTGGATTTACCTTATTGTTATAAAACTAGTAGTGACTATGTGGTGGAACAGAACAAGCTGAAGGCGCATGTAACGATGATATCGGGATGCCGCGATGATCAGACGAGCAGCGATGCTTACCTTGGAGACAAGTTCTCGGGTGCTCTTACTAATTATTTATTGAGTATTCTTAATAAGAACCCTAACATATCACCAGCTATGTTGCTAGATAACTTGCATACTTGTCTATCCGTTGCTGGCTTCACTCAACTACCCATGATATCGTCCACGCGGAAAATCAAAGACGTTAAATTATTTTAGCAACATGATCATATTTTGAGGTAGATAAAGTAATTTAATCATTATTGATATGATGATTAAAATGTTTCAAGCCTGGGACTCCGTCCAAGTGACACGACCGGTGATTGTGAAGGGTTTACTGCTGGTGATATCACTCAGATTATCAACATAGAAGGCTACAACAGTTAATATATCGGGACCATCTGGGAACACGCCATCTCCACCGATAATGGAATTACCCAGGGTTGCTAATTCATTCAGGTTAACGGTAACGTTGTTAGATGATCGTTTGCCGGTGGAATCGGCGGACCCCCCTGACACACGGAAGTTGTACACAGGAGTGCCACCTATGACAGTATCGTTTTTATTGTGTAGTAAAATTTGACTCAGAGATGGTTGAGTTACCTGGTTCCATGTTTTGGAGGTGGGAAAGGCATTAAGCAATAAACGGATTTCTACGTCATGCGTACTCAGAATACCGATGCTATCTAGTGTCAGCTGCATTCGATTGATGATCTCGCGCGCCCCCAGACTTCCTTGTCGTCCGTTATCCACGGATGGTGATAACCGTAGAGAAATCAAAGGGAAACCCACATTTAAGGGATAATCAATATTTGACGTACCGATTGTGTAACTGACATTGGACGCATTCGCCGTTGGCATCCTATCAATATAAACATTGGTCTGGGTCGAATTGACATACACCGTATTGCCGACCGTACGGGTTCCGCTTTGCAAGTTACTGCCAACTAACAATGTACTGGGTTTTATGTTTAGAACCGTGCTTTGTTTACTTGTTGCAAGAATCAAGTATGACCTCTGATATGCAGAACCATTCCAAACATTGTAAGTGTTGAAGCGATTTACCACATTACCTGAAAAATCTAGTAGAGTGGCGCCATTGAAGGTCATCTGATTGCCCGGTGCCGTGAACAAATACGCCTTATCGCTATCGAATCGACCATCCATGATGACGGACGTACCCCAGTGCATTAAGCCCGGAACATACGAGGGTTTACCCGTGTTAATGATCTCATATCTTCCCGGTAAATTACCTGAACGAAGATATGCTTCTTCATTAAAGTTATTATGAATAATTTCATGAACATACACGATTTCTCCTCTCACTGTCCTAAATCCAAACCTCACCTTGCCCAGACCATACCACGCATAGTCGATGAAGATCATCTGACCCTTGGTCACGTCCAAGTTATAACCACTCGAGCCAGTCCCGTCACAGTTATCAATTGACCACTGGCCCTGTTTCACTTTATAGTCTATGATTTTGGAAATAATAGCAGTATCCGAATCAACACCTCTATATGGGGGTTGAACGTACATGTCCGTGTCGCTGTCTATCTCCACAATTTTGTAGCTCTGACCCCTAATGGCAATGAATTCGTTAATGTTTAATTGTGTCAAAAATTTAGTATTTGTACCGGTTATTTGGGCATTGTTGAACCTTACTTTTGAGGTTCCAGAAATCTGTTTTGTACTGTTTCTTCGCACGCAATACAGGTCGCTCCCGTCATACTCAAAAAACAACCCGTTCTGGTCGTCAAACATCCCCACTTTGATGGTACAGTTTGTCCAGTTCTTGACAGTAAAGCTCGGGAATCCTATTGCTGTCGTTCCAATTGGAACGTTTACGGGACTGTATGTGTAAGGCAGTTGGTTGTTCGTAATCTTATTCTGGATATCAAAAGTAAATTCGGTGCTCGACGGTATACTCAGCACTTCATATCGGCCGTTCCACGAACTGGGTTCCGCATTGGTGATGGTTACTAGAGTCCCAATGGACATACGGTGGTTCTTCCTCGACCTAGCGGTAACAATATATCCATCTCTCGATAAATCTTCTAGAGAAAATATGCCCGTGAAATTGACCGCCTCCGACATCTGTAACCCCTTTCCGGACTGATAACGGAAATAACGTCGCGTCTGTCTGATCAGTTGAGCGTTTGCATTGGTCGACGCAAGCATTTCTACGCCTCCGTCGAACGCGCGATGGGCTACTATGCCATCCGCCCTGGGGAAAATAGATGTCGTGACGATGAGGTTACCCAATGAGGTTGTCACTGCAGGAGCTACCGTGAGTGTGACCCTCGTCTTGGAATTTATTTCCGCTATCTTTGAACTGAATATCGTTTTTGTACTTAATTTTGTAAATGCCGGCGTTCCAGTGCCCGTCAGATTAACTAAAGCAGCACCCGACTGTAGAGCACTGCTATAAGTTGTATGCAACTTAAATTGGGTAGCCGTCAAACCGGCAACATCCGCATAATAAATGAATCCCTGGGTCAATCCTAAGCTTGTCGCACTGGAATAAAGTAATGGTGTTCCTGTGGTTAGACCATGAGCAGTTGCCGTCGTTAACACCTCCGTATTGATGTCGATTGAGGTCACCGTGATGGTTGTTAATGTTAGTGGTATTTCAATATGAATGTTATCCCCCACCTTGTAATACGACAAGAAATCTACTCCTAGGTTACTACTTGCATCTACAACCGTATTGCCACTCGTTAAACTTATACTAGATGCTATGCTCGTCTCGCCTAATATGGATGTATTCTGAAAATAATGATTGGTTCCTGTACCCAGATTTGTTATACTTATGAATGTACCCAATATAGCATCATCATATGTCACCGCCAGACAAAACCTATCGAGGTCAATCCTTATCGCATAGTATGAGGTATCACCTGATAATCCACCAATATCGGTGTTGCCATTGTTTTGATATATCAATCGCGTTCCCGTTATCACACCGTGGTTAACATAATAAACATAGCTCGAACTCAAATCAATGTTTTTATTGGGGTGTATATCTAATACTCTATAAGGTATTTTGTTAGGACACTCAAGTGCAAAGGTCTGGTTGTTGGTTACATTGATGATCGTATAATTGTCGTCCAACACGCCTCGACCGGATGCAATGACACTATGCGTCCCCGAACTAGTCGTCAGTAAATCCACGTGCGTGGTGCTGGATAATGGATCCGTGCTAGACAAAGAAAAACGCGTCGGTGTCGAATTGTACACCCAATAAGTACCGCCGTTGGTGAGAGGGCCAATGCTGGTGTTTCCGTTATTATTGTAGGTTATTTGTGTAGCATTAACCAAGTTATGATTGGGGGAATAAATCGTGTCTTTGTTTGGGTTTGTAAACGTTTTTTGAAAATTAATCACCCCATTCCCAATGCTTTGGATGTCTATTAATACCGGGGATGCAACATTTGTTTTTAACCTGAACCAATTGGCAGTCACTTTACCGATTTTGTATTGGGTTCCATTGGTTATACCTAATGGGCCGCTCCCCGAAAGGACACTGTAGGTCACGACATCATTCTCTAAATATCCGTGACTCGGATAATAAAATGAATCATATTCCATGAATATTTCCAGGGGAATTATCCATGATACGCCAAAGGTCAGGGGTATGCTGGTAATCACCTGGCTCCCTCCCAATGTTTCCGCAATATCAACGTTGGTCGTGAAGGATCCAACTGAAATGGACGACTTGATGAAACATTTCTTATAATTGGATGTTGATACGTTATTCGTGCTTCGCAGCAACACACGGACATTTGAACTGTTTTTGCTCTCGAAGATGAAACCCTTCGATCCAGCTACATCTGAGAAAATGGTAATTGGCGTGTTACCTGGCATCGTTGCATCTGCAAAATTACCCGTGTTCATGAGCGTTTTTATGTTCAAAGTTCCCGCTGTACTCACACTCATTATCGGATGCGCTTTTAACAGGGCATGCTCTCCATAGGCATTTGTTCCGCCTGCTGCCAATGTAACCGTCGAATAATTGAGATTGTAGGTATAACCAGTATTGAAGAACAACTCTTGACCTGCTACTGAAGTAACATACGAGGCTTGTCCTGGATATGTAAACTTTAAGGTGGCTATGTTATTACTAGAGGCTACATTCGCTAATCCATACATGATTCTTATAGGATAGTATTCGCCCGCTGTCAAGGAAATAGCACTCGTTGCTGTAGAATCCCTGTATGCGGTACTATCTGTATTAATGTTTGTACCATTTGTACCTGATGGAATACTTGATGCCGTCAAAGCGGCATTACCGATCCAAAAATAGGCTTTGTCTTCTGAATTTATGATGAATGTCCAGTTGCCAGACACATGAGGTCGAAAATAACCTATAAATTCTGTTGAAGTATTAATCGCTACAGTCGATACATTTGTTGATAAGGTTGATACAGATGAGTAACCCAATGCTACAATGTTTAATTGAGTAAAGTAGGACAGGGTACCATTCCAATAACCAGAACGCCTCCCCCAGAACAAGCCCTCGGAAATTAACGAGCTGTTATGGAACAAGAATTGTTGTCCCGATACGGAACTCACATAGGAGGCTTGACCAGGGAAAATGAATTGTAATGTTACGATGCTGTTGCTAGATGCAACATTCGCTAAACCATACATGATCCTTATCGGATAATACTGACCAGCAACCAATGAAATGGCGCTCGTTGCGGTGGAATCTCTATATGCTGTACTGTCATTGTTTATATTGGTGCCATTGGTACCTGATGGGATGCTAGAAGGGTTCAAAGCGGCATCACCAATCCAAAGGTAGGCTTTGTCTTCGCTGTTAATAATAAATTGCCAGTTACCGGACACATGGGGTCGAAAATAGCCAATGAATTCAGCTGATGTATTGATAGCTACACCTGATACGTTGGTGTTTAAACTGTATGGTAAACTATATCCTGATGCGGCTACAGCGGTGGTTAAGAAAAACGTCAATGTACCGTTCCAATAACCCGCCATGCGCGACCAGTACAATCCTGGACTGTAACTTGGTACTACCTGTTTTAATGAAATTTCATTACTATTAACAACGTTTGCTAAATACAGGTTGTAAGGTGTCAAGCCACCGATGGGCGTATCACTAACGGGCGGAACATACATCAGGTAGTTTTGTGTTCCCGACAATCCATGGTCTGTGATCGTAATGTTGTTACCGGTTACATTGTTTTGATCGAAGAAAAGCGTCTTCTTCGACTCCCAATCATATGGATTCACATTACGCTCCCGAAAACCTGTCAAACTATTGTTCGCGCTTATAGTGTTAATGGATATGTCTAAGGTATATGAATCTACTACATCGACCAATGTCCCATCAAACTGAACCTCCTTTAAGCCATTACTGTTCACCAGAGTAAAGGTCGTGCCCTCGGTGAATCCATTGGGACTCTTGGTGGTCACTATGAGATTGGAAGGCGATCCATTATTAGTTTCAATGCTTGTAATGTTGTCAATGTTGTATTGGGTGCCTTGGTACATCCTTGCTGGATACAGGTAGGATGAAAACCTATCATAGATACTCCCCGTCACTGTTAGTGTGTTCTTGGATCGATATACAAATGTTGTCGAACTTGTGATGGATAATACAAAGAATGTTCCCTCTGCTTCCGATATTGTGAGACCATTTATGATGAACGGCGAGCCTATGACAAAATCGTGGTTGATGGATGTTTCGACGGTGACAAGGTTACTACCCGAGGTTACAATGACGTCCAACAATCCTATGGAATCATCGCCTGTTCTATTATAAAATGTGGGAATATTGTTCACTAATTCAATAGCTTCCCATTTAGTGGACTGTATCCCGTATTCGAAATCGGTATCAATCAAAGCTTCCGGTTGTGAAATCCGTAGTTTTTGTACCGGGTCTAACAAACTCTGGAATTGATTCTCAGATCTTCTTATAGTAGAAGATATTATAGATGTGGTCATATAATTGATACACACACTTTTTTAATACTGTAGCAAACTTGGTGAAGTAATAAATATCTATGTTAAAACTCTCTTGCAAGCATGCAATATGCCGTTTTATAACATTTTATTTTTATTTTGTAGTAATTAATGTTTGGTTTTGGGTATAACAACGGTAATATTGGTATAGGTACAACTTTCCCTCAACAACAATTGGATATTTCAGGGAATATCAAGTTATCTGGCAACATCTATCGAGACGATCTCCTGTTATCTGCCACAAATACATCTATTGTAAGGAAAACTTTCATCGCCTCTGATACACAATCTGTGTTTGACTTATCTTACAACGGCATTATTTACAGCGAAGAGTCCGAGGTACAAGTATTCGTTAACGGTTACAAATATACCTATATTGATGACAGCAATAAAGATTATAATTTTGAGGTTGTGCATGATGTCAGTTACAACTTTACCATCTTTCGCATCACGCTGAATGATTCCGTTTTATATGGTGATATTGTTGATATTTCTGTCTTACCTGGTTTGAAATTCACTTTAGAGAAACCGGGTGTGTATCAAAGTGGGGGTATATTCGGTTCAGAACAAGTACCGATCAATGGTGGTACTTTAAATATCAATATATCTTTGGTCCCAAATGCTTTCATAGAGTTGTCCACTGGTAGTAATCCACTAACGATCAATTTACTACCTCTTCAGTTTGATTCCTCTTATGTTGGTAAGAAAGGCAAAATTTATATAAGAGAGAGAAGTCCGGATGGGCGATTATTGAATGTAGATAATCGGGTGTATTTTAGTTCGTTGTATCAAGCGGGTTATACGTCAGATGTCAGTGGGAATCCGCAAATAGATGTCTTAGAGTATGAAATTATTAAAAGTGATTTGGTGGTTGGAATATATGAGAAACGTGTGGAAGCTTATTATTGGGATGGCGTGAATAAGAGGCTGGGTATTGGTGTCAGTAACCCACAATACCCGCTACATGTTATCGGCGACACCCGTATTCAAGGCAATTTAATTATTAATGGTACACAGACAGTGGTTGACACTAATGTTAACACTACAGAAATGCTCGATATAACTAACGATGGGACAGGACCCGCTTTACGAGTAACTCAATTAGGTGTCCAACCCATCGCAGACTTTTGTGATGATTCGTCTGACAATGTCGTGATGAGGATAGCTGATGGCGGTAATGTGGGTATCGGGACTACTGTTCCCAAGAAAAAGTTGGATGTAGTGGGAGACATCTCATGTAATTGGATGTATGGTAAGGTGCGGTGGTTGGACATAAGTGGTAGCCCCATGCAGGAAATACCAGTAGGTACCGTTGTGATGGTCGACTCGAGTAGCACGGTGTTGGATGGAACTTATTTGCCTTTAAATGGCGCAACCTTAAATAGAATTGATTATCCCGAATTGGCGAATGTGTATGGTATACCTAGTGGTCAAAGCACATTTAGTATTCCATCGAATGTACAATACCAACCTAATTGGACTCAAAGTGATAGTAGTAAAGCAACCTTTATTCAAAATAAACCGAATATAGTGGGTGATAGTAATGGAAATGTGATAGTGAGTGGTAACATCAGTGCGGGTAATTTGGGGATGTTTAGAAATAGGATTATCAATGGTGATATGAGAATTGATCAAAGAAATGCGGGTACAGCAGTAACAGCAGGTGGATATTCTGTTGATCGTTTTGGTATGACAACATTTTCTATAGCAGCTGGTTATACACAAGGAAGAGTATCTATTAATGATTTAAAAGGCTTTAATTTTGCTCATAAAATAACAATAGGTGCTTCAGCGTTGTCAGGATCAGGAGCATATAGATTACGAACCACAATAGAAGGAAATAATATATCAGATTTGTATTGGGGTAGTTCTTATGGTGACTCAATAACTGTTTCTTTTTGGGTAAAATCAAGTATTACAGGTGATTTTACATTTTATGTGGGAAATAAGGAGACAGATGGAACAGCTTCTTCGACAACTTATCAATATATAAAACGATTTACAATAACAAATGCAAATATATGGCAGTATATTACATTTGTTATTCCACCTCCACCAATATTATTATCTGCTTGGAATACTGATAATGCATTAGGAATGACAGTTTGTATAGTGTTTTATGAAAATATTGTTGGTAATCGTACTAGTACAGAAGGATGGTTTAATAATTCGTCCATTACATCTATGTCTTCTTCTACAAACTTATTTGGAACCGCAAATGCAACATTCTTTTTAACCGGTTTGCAGTTAGAAAAAGGCACCATCGCGACACCATTTGAATTTAGACCTTTAGCTTTAGAATTGCAATTGTGTCAGAGGTATTATGAAAAAGGTAGTTTGTATTTATCAGAAGGTTATGTTGATGTTAACGGGCGACCAGTTTCAGACGGTATATATTATAAAGTTACAAAACGAGTTACACCAATAAGTATAATCTACACAAACACAAATTATTACGGTACTGGTAGTGGCATATATACTGCTTTTAATTATACCGATATGTTTGTTGCAACTTTTGGAGCAGGAGGAGCTGGACAATGTTATTGTTACAGTGAATGGGCATCTGTAGCTGAATTATAAGATATAAAACCATTATTATTTTATCTATTTAACATAATAATGTCGGAACCGCGATTGTATATAAAAGCTAAGACGAATTACAACGCCAATCCGCCCGCGAGTTACAAGAGGGATGCTGATTATTGGGAACAGGATATGTCCAACAATTTGTTCTATATGAGTGGGAATGTGGGCATTGGATACCCGATGCCTTATGGTAAGTTCACTATAGATGGAACAGTTGGTATTGGAACAAATACTCCTATGTCTAGTCTTGATGTTAATGGTAATTCTAATTATGAAACATCTAATGGATTAATTAAAATAACTCCAACGGGATGGCGAACATCAAATCGAGCATCCATGCTATTAGAATCAAAAACTAATCAACCTTCTGAAATTGATTTATTTCATAAAGAAGATAGCGACAGATATGGGTGGCAAATATCAGCAAGAGGTTTTACTCAAAATAGAAATTTACATATATATAGTGCCACTAATTTCAATTATACTCATACATTATCTATTACTCATGATTTGGGTAATGTAGGTATTGGTACATCAAATCCACAATGTAAACTGCATGTAAATGATACAGGTGCAATTATAATACCAACCGGAACGACTGTACAACAGCCAGTCAATACATTTGCGGGCATGATGCGTTATAATACAACATCTTCTCAGTTACAATTCTACAACGGTTTGTCATGGATGAATATATTACTTACCAACAATCTAAGTGCTTCAGGAGGGAACACCACCACAGATGTGAGTGGATATCGTATTCACACGTTTACTAGTTCAGGTACACTGTACGTACTCAACAGTGGTGGTTATGCTGAAGTTTTGGTGGTGGGGGGCGGAGGTGGTGGTGGTTGGGATGTTGGTGGCGGTGGTGGTGCAGGTGGCCTTATATACGTTTCATCTATGTTTATACCGCCAGGTGCATTAACAGTTACTGTTGGATCAGGTGGTCCTGGTGCTACTGTTGCAAATGCAGCTCCATCAGGTCAAAATGGAGGTAATTCTTCCTTTAATGGAATAGTTGCTCTTGGCGGTGGCGGTGGTGGTAATTACGTGAGTGGTTCTGGTGCAACCGGTGGTTCTGGCGGTGGTGCTTCCGGTTACACTGCACCCGGTCAACCTGCAGTTGGGACTCTAGGTCAAGGTAACAGGGGTGGTTATGCTAATAGTGGTAATACTACCGCTAATACTGGTGGTGGTGGCGGTGGTGCTGGTGGTGTAGGTTCTAATAGTATTCAAAATAATACTAGTTTTGTAGAAGGAGGTATTGGTCTTGCCTATAATATATCTGGGACTTCTGTTATTTATGCCAAAGGTGGAAGAGGCGCAGGGGATCAATGGACGGGTGGCGCTGTTGGTGCAGCAAATACAGGCAATGGTGGTGACGGTGGTGGTATTACAAGCGGTGTAAATAATGGATTAGCAGGCGGTTCAGGTGTTGTTATAATAAGATATCTATTATAAGCAAAATTCTTCCTTTAACCATACAATCATACCATCTTTCTTAATTAGTTCCAAACTGCACAACCTACCTTCTACACCACAATACTGTTTCGGTCGCGGTTTCTTCCTCGTCGGATACCGGATATGCCACTCGCATTTCATCGCGTCCTGTTTCGTCCAATTTGGGTCACTGATGATCGCCAAGTACTCCCATTGACGTCCTTGTGTGCTTCGTGCCCCTCCCTTTAACTCTCCATTATGTTGTCTCAATCTCCTTTCCAGATTCACAGTATAACCATTGTATGTGCGATTGTCAGAAACAATGATGTAACAAAAGAATTTGCATTCTGGCTGGAAAATATCTGGAAGCATTTAAATTATCTTATTAAAAGAAAATTTAAATAGATTTGCACCAAGCGTTCGGGCAAGCGTTCGCGCTAGGCGGGTGCGCCTTGCACGAAGGACAAGCGTTCATTTCCAAAATTGGAACCATCTCCGGGATTGAATCTCCATTTGTTTTGTTTGTTCTTGCATCTGCTTAGTGGATTCTTGCTTCTGTTTGGTGGTTTCTTGCATCTGTTTTAGCGTTTCATGTGATTCTAATCTCCTATTATAAGAGGCAACTGAATCGGTTGTCACTAAAGAAGCGGTCAGAGCGGCTACGGTTACGAGGATACCCTTTGTGGGATAAACCATTATTGGAACTACATCAGCTAACCCTTTAAATGACTTCACAATAACTTTGAGCATATATATTCATTTGTGGGAGAAGCATAAAAATTTATTGCTTCAATTTTTAATATAAAGACATATTCTATATATCAAAATAATCAAAATGGAGACTATCACCAAAGTCAAAGAGATAGATAACGAAGATTGGCTGGGTTATGATATTATGACTACCAAACAGATCATTTCCGTATACATTGAGAATTGCCAATTATGTTGCGAGAGTTATGATACCATGTTATTGCCGACAGAGGACATTATCGGATTAGAAGTAAAAAGTGTCAAGTGGGGAACAAGAATATTACCTCAGTATCTTAACTTGTTAAACTTGGATATAGATTATGCTGTTGTTAATATTGAAACCGATAAAATACCAATACAAGTTGTTGCTTGGAATGATCATAATGGTTACTACCCCCATAATGTGTACGTTGAATGGGAAGGATATTCGGATACCCAAAAGATCTAACTCCTAAACATCATAGACACGACATTCATCTGCTTCAGGATATTCTTTACAGAACTCTTCTAAGGGATCTTGTGTCTTTGGTAATTTGTTTAATGCTGTTTCAAGATCATTAATAGTATCCCACATAAGTTTGCAGTCTTCGGTTTGTTTTGTTAAACATTCGGGGTTACTCGCAATAATTGTCTTAATAACACCTTGTATTACTCTTCTTTTATGATGAACCGACGAACGACATACTATTGTTGATCTCTTAGAGGATAGTAACATGCTATATTATATATTTATAACAAGAAAAAATTGAAATCCATGTTAAGTTAAAGAAATGTATTGTTACAAGGATATTCAAATGAACGGACGAACGTTGTTGCTTGATTTCGATGGAGTTCTTTATAGTAATAAGTTTGCACACCGAGTGATTGCAGAGAGAAGTACCCGGTACTGTAACAAGTTTATCAAGAGTCACAATGTCGCTTTTGTTGATAATTTGCATCGGCATCTATATAAGACTCATGGACACACCGTCATTGGGCTTCAAAAACTGGGTTACAATGCCCATCTAAACGAATATAACAAAGATGTCTTCTCAAACCTGGACTTCATGGGGATGGACAACGAATTTGAGAATATCAAGGAGGTGAATGACACGATAACCTATTTGAAGTCACATGGTATTAACACATATGTGTTTTCTAATGCCCCCAGTTCATGGACAGTCCCTCTCATGAAACAAATGAAGCTCAATATTCCCGAACACAATGTATTGGACATATTGGCATTAAAGCCAATGGAAGAAACTTATCATAATATAGAATACATATTTGGTGATAATCACTTAATCTTTGTGGATGACAATATGATCAATTTTATGCCGATCATTGATAGATGCAATTGGACAAAGATACTGTTTGCACCGGATGCGAATATGAGTCTGCGAGATGATTTATATGTTATTGATAACATCAAACATATAAAGAACATAGTATTAACAAATTAGTAGAAGCCAGCAATAGCAGCAGCACCGCTTACGGCTGCCTTCTTAACGAACTGCACTTCATCGCCAAACAGAGCGAAGGCGATCACCAGCGAGGCAACACCAACCGCCAGCTTGACGATTTTCTCGATGCTCTCGTTACCGACCACCTTCACTAGATCGGCGTTGAAGAGAGCAATGGTACCCCAGTTAAGAGCACCAATAACAACTAGAAGAAGGCACACGGTTTGCAGAGTGAATTCCATGATGTATATCTTTTATGATAGAAAAAAAATTACGATGAAATATAATTGTCTCTGTAAAAATCATTCAGTTTTACATCATTTCCTATAGTTTTATAATTCATATGAGGTTCTGTCATACAATACCGAATCGCGTTCACTATTTGATTTTGTAAATCTAATATTGATATTCCGTTCACCGGAAAGTATTTATCTTTTTTAGGTAGTCTTGTTTTTAAAGCCCCCCGATTGAAATACACAAGCGGAATCCCACTATTGATCAACTGTGACAGGCTATAACAGTAGGTCTCCTCTGCAATTGATATTGATAAAACAATATGAATATTATCATTATGTAGTTGTTCAATCAATGTGTCATTGTTATAGGAACCATGTTCAATGACGTTCGATGCTTCCATAATGTTGCTACCACCGTATAAATGATACGTGATTTCTTTGTCATAATACTTGGGCATCACTTTGGATAGTTGAAAGAACTGTCTTATACCTTTATAAATGGATGGGAGTCCGATGAAAGCAATGTTTATATTGGTATGTATCTTGGGAACGCGTAATTGTTCGTGACACAATTCTATATCACAGTGTGATATCACAAAGGTTTTATTATCAGGAACATCACCCAGAACTCGTTTATAATTCATATAAACAGACTCAGATGGACATATAATTTTGTCCACTAATTGCAATAACTTTGTACACTTATTTACATCCTCCTCTTTGGGAACTAATGTGTTGAATTCTTCGGTAGTCGGTGCAGGGTTTTCCGTAAATAACCATTGATAGTCGTGTATTGTAAGATAAACGGGAATATTGTTCCGTTTAAGGTGTTCAATGAGAGTTAATACGTGCCATCCTATATGATAACCAAACATGGTCGCGTGAATATGTACCAGTTTTAGTTTATCTATGTTAGTAATTTCAAATGGCGCTTTATTTATGATTTTGTGTTGTTCGTTTGGAAAGAGGTGTATGATGTCATCGATGTATTTTTGCGTTCCTCCCCCCAATGTGTGCGTAATATGAAGGATCATGATATAACCAATATAAAGGATATTTGTCTATATGTTTTTAAATGGGGCGTATTCCGCGTGTTGCACTAATTACCGGTATAACGGGTCAGGATGGGTCTTATTTGGCAGAGTATTTGTTGAATCTAGGGTATGACGTATGGGGGATCATTCGACGGAGTTCCCAACCGAACACTCAAAGGATCGACCATATATTTGATAAGCTAAAGCTTTGTTATGGTGATATGAACGATATGACATCTATCGTTTCCGTCTTAAATAAAATAAAAGTGCAGTATGAATTGGACAGACTAGAGATATACAATTTGGCGGCACAATCTCATGTTAAGATTAGTTTTGAGCTACCGGAGTACACATGTAACGTCGATGCTTTAGGAACGTTGAGATTGCTGGATGCGATCCGTATATGTGGTCTAGATAGTATTGCCCGAATATATCAGGCATCCACGTCTGAAATGTACGGAAAAGTACAATCAGTCCCACAAAACGAATCCACACCTTTCCATCCTCGTAGTCCCTATGGTGTTTCCAAGCTGTTTTCATATTGGATCATGAAAAACTACAGAGAGAGCTACGACATGTATTGTTGTAATGGAATATTGTTCAATCACGAATCTCCCAGACGAGGTCATAATTTTGTCACTCGTAAGATAACGATGGGCTTAGGTAAGATTTTAAGGGGTGAAACTGATAGATTAGTAATGGGAAACATTGATGCCTTGCGTGACTGGGGACACGCCAAGGACTATGTGAGGGGGATGTGGTTGATGTTGCAACAAGATAAACCGGATGATTACGTCCTGGCTTCGGGAGAACAACACAGTGTCCGTGAATTTATAGAAAAGGCATTTGCTATAAAAGGATATCAACTCAAATGGAAAGGGCAAGGGGTACAAGAAATTGGTTACGATGAAGTGAGTGGTAGAGAACTTATTTTTATTCATCCAAAATACTATCGTCCTGCAGAGGTTGATACTTTATTGGGCGATCCATCAAAGGCGGTCAAAGAGCTTAATTGGAAATGCGAGTATTCTTTTGATGATATCGTAAAGGAAATGGTCAAATTAGACACTATTTGATGTAATTTTTAGTGTTAATATCATATTAATGAATAATACTAAGGAACCAAATACCAATGACACAATAGATAACCGATTATGTGCCTTGTTGTTAGTAGTTTTGTATTTTTTGTTTAATGCAATACCAACATATAACAGTAAGCCTCCAACTATATATGTTAGTATATTTCCTGCTAACTTTGTGATTTTAGGTGTATCATATACTTTGGAGTTACCATTAGGACCATTGTCGTATCCTCCCAACATGACTAGTAAGAACACATAAGAAAACATTGTAAATATAGCGCCACCGGTAAACAGCAAGCCGGTTGCCACTGTACTTGCTTTTGGCGCTTGTTTTTTATAAATATACAACTTATCCGGACTGAGTCTTGAGGTCCAGAAATTATGTTCATCACCAATTTCGTAGTGCTTACTAGTCCTGATAGTTGATTCTCTATCGACGCCATCAATAGTATATCCAAAAGTAACATCTGCTATTTCGCACACTTTTTCTTTAGTTTCTAGTTCCTCACTTACAATCTTTCCTGGAACTGTTTTGATGGTGTAAGTTGGTTTACTATAGCTGCTCTTACTGCCACCGTAACCAGCAGATCCGGGTCTCATAAATCCTTCCACGATGTTTGTGACGGTTTGAGGCTGATCTGATCTAATATTAACATTAATGGTTGTAGAGTTTATTTTAGGTTTAACTATTGAAGCAGTATACGATTTACCATCATAAATATACTCTACGTTATATCTGTATTGTGTAGCATGATACTTAATACATTTCTTGTCAACTACCTTACATGTAATAGGAAATGGTTTAAAGGGTTCGCGTTTAATCTCAAACTTTCCTGCAAAATAGTAAAACACACATGTGATTGCAATCATCATTAAGGATATAATGCTTAGTACAAGGGTACCTCCAACCTCGGGTGTCATATATATATTATTTAAAGAATATTATTTATATTTTCCAATTACTTCTATACTAGAAATAATAATAAAAAAAGGTAAAATTGGAAGTAATATAATAAGTGCTAATGATATTCTCGAATATGCTTTATTGGCCATACTATAACTTCTATTGCTAGTATAAACTGTAGCAAATACAGCAAATGCTAGCCCAACTAAAAGAGGTACAATTAGAATAAAGTTTGTCTTAGGTTTTGGCGAATACCTATTTCTTCTCATAGTATAATCTAGAATAAAATTAAACACAACCATAGTAATCAATAGAAAAACAGATGCACTAAAGAATAAAAACCCTTGAGCAACTTTTTTATATTGTGGCTTATTACTGTTAAGGTACAACTTATCTGGATTACTTGGTGATATCCAAGCTGGAATTAGGTTTCCAATATTGTACTGATTGTGTGAGCTATTAGGTACTGTAGTAATTTTTGTTGTTTTTTCTATGTTGTTATAGTTATATTTAACAAAGATGTCATAAAACATACATTGATTGTCGGAACATTTTTTATCAATGATTGTACATGATATCTGTTCGGTTTTTAGTGGTTCTCGTTTAATCTCTAGTCTGCCACCAAAATAAAATAAAATACATGTAAGTGTAACTAAAAAAGTTATAATACCCGTATGTATAAGGGTTTCTTCTACTTTGTTATTCATATATATATATTTCAATATATATTTTTTATATTACAACAATAGTTTCTTTGGTTTCTCTTTAATAACTGGTGCTAATATATACATAACCAAAACAATATTGCAATAACAATAGTAACAACTAGATTACAATCCAAAAAGAGACAACATATATATACTATTTAAAGAATATTATTTAGCCCACTCCATTTTAGTATATCTTTTAGTTCATCTCTTTTATCAATTCCCATTATGTTGTTTTGATACAGAGTCATCCCAATCTGTTTATCTTCAAAAACACACAAGTTGTCAAAATATATGTTTGTTACATGGCACACTTTATCGTGTTTTATTATAGAATTATGAATTGTTGTCATGTAAGATTTATAGTTTGTTGGAAAGGGGAGAAAGTTATTGGGATGGTTTAAAATAATCGACACCGCATGCATACTCAAATAATAGCCACCTCCTGGACAATACGGTGCATACTGCATCTTGACCGGGACTTCTTTGAATATAGGATATCTCTCAGTGACGTGCTCCTTATTGGACAAATGTGAACAAACATCATCTTTCTGTTCACAGTATACCCCACAGTACGGTACTTCATAATGCTGATTCAAGAATGTCTCCAGTTTTATTATATTTATATCGACATCATCATCTGTCTTAAAAACTCCCCTTACATTTGGAAACAGTTGTTTGATAGCTTGAAGGAAGAGATACACTTTATGTGGTAAATTAAGATAATCATCTTCGCACTTGAGCGTTAATGTGTCCTCTAGTTCATTGTACATGTATGTTTTTTCTAAAAGTGGATCACCTATGATTCTGACATATAAAATAGAGGTTTTATCGATGCTTCGAAAATGGGTTTCATGTTGTGACAGAGCTTTATCATGATTCATTTTGCAGCTCACCACTCCAAGGATGTATTTGTAGGGATAATGGTATGGCGAGTCGTACCGGTCCGTGTAAGACACGTGTCGACGCTCAATATCACTGTAGTCGTCTCGTTGATGTCCAAGTTTGGGATGAAAAAGATACCAATTCGATGTTTCTTGCAGACGTTTCCAATATTGGTCCACACAATAGTCCCCTACATTTGGATTCCTTGTTAACATTTCTATGCCTGCATTAATATTACGTTTCAGTTCTGGCAAAAATGATTTATGAACGGCGTATCCAGATGCGGTTTGAACATTGACGGCTTTTGTCAAATGTTGTATTTTAGATGGGTTTGTTTGTCTATCAAAAGCGGAAAACATCAAAACATCCCATTCTATATGGTTGTGAAAAAATTCATTTAATGTCGTTGAGACATGATCATTTGATTCTTTAAATATAAAGTCGTCTTCAAAGATGACACATGTATTATGCGAGCTGTCTTGAAAGTCTTGCAGACACAACTGATGGGAAAGAGAGCAACCCAGATGTGGAATTTCATGTTGAACAGCACCTATACGTTTTATCCTTAATGGATCAACATTCATATTAGACAGTTGTTCAAGGATACTTGTTTTCCGATCGGTTCTATCATCTAGGTTAATATAATAAATTATATCAAAGTTGTTCATTAATTAATATCATATATATTTGTCAGATGGTTGTACTTATTAACATTGATAATTAACATTTCTCCTTTCAATGTCTGAATAGCTTGGTAGTTGTTGTCCTAGTTTGGGTCTGAATATGTACCACTTCGAGATCGGTTGGAGTTTCATCCAGTGCACATCGAGAGCGAACATTTGTTGGATGTCTTGTCGGATCAACATTTCGACCCCCTCCCTCATGTTGTGTAACAAAACCTTTGCAAACTCTTTGGTTATAATGAACCCTGATGCGGTGAATGCGCGAATGCACTTGTCAAGGTATTCATTATAGGGTTGCGCCATCTTTGTATTACTGGACAACATGACGATATCAAAATCTATGTTCTCATCAAACAATCTATTGATGTGTTGTTTACATGTGTCCGGACTTTGTGTGAACTGGAAATCATCCTCCATGATAACACACATCTTATGTTCCGAGTCAATAAACCTCTCTAGGGTTCTGATGTGCGACAGACTGCAACCCAGGTATCCTTTCTTAGGCATAAAGATTCCAGGTACCCTTTCGTAGTTTCGTATGTCATATGTTTCGAATTGTTGAATCATATGGTCATTCCTGTCAGTTCTGTGGTCTAGATTGATGTAATAGAATATGCCTATCTTTGGATGCATTTTATAAGAAAATGTTTGTGTTTATTTAAGTATCTTTAAGACACTTAAATATAATACTATTTGTTTGAGTAATAAGATGCAGGTCAGTAGCACGTTAATGGGCGGGTTAGGGAACCAGTTGTTCATGATGGCCGCGAGTTTTGGTTATGCCAAAAAGCATAATCGAAAGTGTGTCATAAAAATCCCGATTATTCAGAGACGGTCGTCTACCACGGAACATTATGAGGAGACTGTATTTATGAACTTTCCCAAAGTTGTCATGGACGATCCGTTTGTATTGCGGGAACCTGGCAAATTTGCTTTGTCATACATGAACATCCCACCTGTGTCCCATCCCCAGGTTCAATTATTTGGATACTTTCAGAACGAAAAGTACTTTAATTTTTGTTTTAATGACTTCATGGCGCAGTTAGTCTTGCCGGTTGTGTCTGACATACCCAATACGTGTTTCATTCACGTCCGACGGGGTGACTATCTTAAACCTGGTTTTGCTCAGGTTCATTATTTGGATTTAACACTGTACTATCAGAGGGCGATTCAGCATGTGTTATCGAAGAAGCCAGACTGTAAATTTTTGGTATTCAGCGACGATATTGCCTGGTGTAAACATCAAGATATGTTTAAAGGGTATGATTTTTATGATAATGACAATGAGAAGGAATCTTTGATGACGATGGCAGCGTGTGTTAATGGCGGTATCTGTGCCAATTCATCTTTCAGTTGGTGGGGAAGCTATATGAATCGGAATCCAGACAAGGTTGTCACATATCCCAGTGAGTGGTTTAAAAACCAAGACATTGACGTGAACATCCACTGTGATTTTGGCGCCATTATTCCTATAACTTGATGTACTCTGCGTTAAATTATGATTTAATGTACTCTGCGTTAAATTATGATTTAATGTACTCTGCGTTAAATTATGATTTAATGTACTCTGCGTTAAATTATGATTTAATGTACTCTGCGTTAAATTATGATTTAATGTACAATGCATCACCCCATCCATGTGGCGTCATTGCGGTAGCTATTCTGTGGAGCTTATATTGTTTCAAAAAATCGTCTATCTGATGCATCAAAGCACAGTTCTCATACAGCTCCTTATCGTTTACTTCCGCATAGATGGCTTTGATGTGAGGCAATATTTTGGTAGCTCCTTTTAGTGCTTTTAATTCAGCGCCTTGAATGTCTATATTGATAAAGTCGTAACGATCATGGGGGATGTTGTGTTGTTCGTACAGAGTGTTTAGCGTAATTGTTGTTACCTGCCGACGACCTATTTCGCGTACATGAGGGTGTTCGATTAGGTGCGTTTTCAAATTCAGGATGGACGACGATTGCATATTGTTTGTAATCATAAAGTCAATGGTTTCGTTGTCTACATCACTGATGACCGCTTGGAGGATATTAGTAGAGTTTTTAGGGATTAGATCCCCATTGGCTTCAATCCATAAGATATCATTGTCTGTGATACCGATAGAATGATACAGAGGTGCTTCTTCACAGGTGTGGGCGCCTATATGAAGAACACCTTTTTTGGGAGTACAAGTTGGGAAGTCTTTAAAGATGGTGGGAATGAGCATTATTATGATGTTATAATCATGATAATGCCTTTAAATGTTTTCGTAAGTGAACTTGTCACCATATTTCTCCTTTAACATTTCGATCACTATAGGACGTTCTTTAATCAATACTTTAGCGCCACACTTGACCAATTCCTCCGCAAGTTTTAGTTTCTGTGACTCCTCAATGATGATTGATTCAGGCTTGTAAGTGATACACTCAAATGTGTAGAGATGTTTATTGAGACTGCGTTCTTTTTTTAATTGATACACAAGATGATCATAGTTAGATGAATCGGTTGCAATGGGGAGCTCCATTTTTATAGATTTATAAGTGCCGTAAAAAGTTAGGGCTCGGTTATCGCGGGGGAAACAAGGACCACCAAAACCATAACCGTACTTGAGACACTTGTCTCCAACCCGAGAGTCTGAGCCTATAGCTTGTAACACCGTATCGGGGTTACCATTGACGGAATCCACCAAATCACCAATCATGTTTGCAAAGGCAATTTTCATTGTAATGAAGCTGTTCAGAGCTATTTTGGTGATTTCGGCTTCGGTTCTTGTCATTCGACATATTTTGGGTTCAGTTCTACATACCTTTTCATAAATGTTTTGTATTACGTCACCTGCTTCTTCGGAGGCTTCTCCAATCAGAACCATATCAGGTTTAAACATGTTTTTGATGATGGTTCCCTGGGCAATGAACTCAGGATTGTAGGACACCTCGTAATTATATTCTTTTAAGGTTTCATGCACGGTATCACAATATTCTGGCATGGTGGTACACGATATCACTAAATGCTTCTTCTGATCTTGTTTTCCAAGAGTGGATAGTTTAGCAACAACATCATTAATGTAGCTGTGATCGTATGCGCCGTTAGAGATAGATGGCGTTTGGACAACGATGAAGATAACATCCGCACTCAGTACATCAATCAGGTTTGTAGTGGCTGTTATGTTGGTGCTTTTTGACAACATACTTGATACATTTTCTTCGTAAGATTCTATTGATTTGTTGTTGATTGCATTCACAATAGTTTCATTAATATCGTAACATATGACATGATAGCCAACTTTCTCAAAACAAAGCCCCATACATATTCCCAGTCTACCGGTACCTATTATACCCAACTTCATGATGTATGTATTTTTAAACCAACATATCTTTAAGTTGCGGCAAACCTATATAAATATTAAGAAATGGGATTATAATAAGGATGATCATTGCTGACGACATTGGCTTATGTGGACGGATGGGAAATGTGCTGTTCAAGTATGCCGCGATGAAGGCACTGGCACAACATTGTAACACGGAAGCAAAGTTATCGCCGAGTGTGTTACACAACACAACACATGGTCAAGAGTGTTGTCTTAAATACTTTAAATTTAAATGCAATACATACACCCCCGAAGAAGTCCGTCTTATTAGGTACCACTACATGGAACCTAGATGGTTGACGTTTTATCCCAATTTCTTCAACACACCAAATAATAGCAACATCACAGGGTATTTTCAGTCTGAGAACTACTTTGCTAATGTAAAGGATGACATTAAGGATGAGTTTGAGTTAAGGGACGATATTCAGAGAACGGTAGATTTGAAGATGGAGTCGATTAGGAATCGGTATCCAGGAAAAACGATTATAGGGATTCATATGAGACGGGGCGATGATAATGAATTGAATCATAGAATATATGCTCCGGATACTTTAGTGGCTGGATCATGGCTACATAACTTTTTATTATTGTCTTTTAATCAATTTAGTGACATCAAGGATAAAGTATTTTTGGTCTTCACAGGTGGTTCACGTGATAATGACAATAGGAAGGATGTAGAATGGTGTAATGCCAATTTAAAGCAATTTAATATTGATTTTCAGGTGTGTGAAAGTAATGATTACATCATCGATTTTGGTATGCTGAGGGACTGTGATCATATCATTTTGAACTCGATATCCACGTTTGGCTGGTGGGCAGGTTATCTTAACAAGAACCCATATAAACGTATTGTGGTACCAGGTTATATACCAGAACCCCAAGTGACACAATTATATGACATGAAGACGTATTGGTGTAAGGACTTTATTAAGGTTTAAGTGACTGATGTTACTATGTTACCAGGTGACCTTCAAACAAGTGACTCTTCGGCGATCCTTAAAGTTGTAAATATGATAGAAAGCACATTCAGATGGATCAAAGATGTATGTTTTGTTCATGTTTTGAACTTGACTAGGTATATTCATATAATGAACACCCATTGTATCTATTTTTGTACTAACAATACATTTAGATCTGCGTTGAAAAGGACTAATCTCATCATATGGCTGAAACTGTTTGTTTTTTATCATATCATAATTGTTCACATTGGCCTCAACTTGTACGTTTTTATTGAGAAGCGCTGTGAATCTATTGCGGAAGCCATAGCACAGATAATTATTTTCTTGTATGAACTGTAACAGTGGTTTATCATCACGATTCCAATATATGAATTCATCTAAATCGTTATACAAAATATAGTCTGAAATCTGTTTTCCCCAATACAGAAAGTCGTTGATGGCTCCGATCTGGGCACAGTGTGAGATGTAGTGTCGCATATTGACCTTATAGGGATAGTTCCATTCGATGTAGGTCACGTTATCATAATGGGGGAGGTTAAGTGACCGAATATTTGTTCCGTTATAATATAGATAAAAGTGTTCGATACCGAGTTCAGAATAGTATTTTATATAGGCGGGAATGAGTTTAGCGTCATCTTTGAAGAGGGTCATGGCGACAAACTTGTATTTTTCTTGGGGGATCACAGTTTTTTTTACCTCGAAAGTGTATGATACGAAGGCACTTTTTATGTCTAGAATAATACAACTTTTTGTGTACCAACTATGATTTTGCACTTGAAAAATTCTAAATGCAGAATAATTATCTTCTTCATTATCAAAAATAACTTCTATTGGTTTCACGCCATTAATGGTTAGATTTTGATACACTTTTTGATCGACTGTGAAACCGATAAGGGTGACCGTATCATTAATGAACCGTATGTTTTGGAAAATGTTGGGTTCAGGGGTTTGAATTGTGTCAAAAGGCATGTTCTATCATAATAGACTACGATAATAAATGTTTAAACAGTTTAAAGATTGGTACATAATTTGATTGTATATAATGGGTTTTGCGATACCAACATATGAAAAGTTTATGTTCGATGGTCCCATTCAATGGGACAAACTACCTGATGAGGTAAAGGATGATTACACGTTGGGTGGTAAAGTTGGACTAAGACCCTATTATATAGGGAATGAGAAGGTGGAGTCATATACATGGACAGCGGATTTGATTAACGGAACGATAGAGGAAGCAAAGAGACGTGGGATGCTAGTAGGAAAGCGGACGTATGGTAATGATTCGATCTTGGGGTTGTACAAAGTGTTGGACAAATATAGTGTCGTCGATAAAGATGTGTTGGTGATTGGGTCACAATTACCGTGGATAGAGTGTGTGACGAAGGCGTTCGGTGCGAAGAGTGTAACGACGGTGGATTTCATACCGATTAAGTGCGACGTTCAGGATGTCATAAAGACAGTTACAGTGGACGAATTAGAGGGACAATATGATATGATATTTAGTTTTTCGAGCATGGAACATGATGGGCTTGGTCGGTACGGCGATCCGATGCATCCATATGGTGATATATTAAGAATGAAAGCAATCAAAAACTTTATGAAACCTGATGGATTGTATGTATTGAGTGTTCCATGTGGGAAGGACTTGCTGGTCTACAATGCGCATCGAATTTATGGAAGAATAAGGTTTCCAATGTTAATACAGGATTATAAGTTACTCGATACAATTTGTTTCTACGGATCGAGGGAGATACCCACAGAGGGTATCTTTGATATAGAATCTAATAAGGAGGTGGGACCTGGTGGAATGTATGTTGACCCGTGGTTTGTACTAAAAATATAAATATATTCGTTAACTGTGATTGGTTTAAAATAATAACATTATTATAAATAAATGTTATTATTTGATATTGGTGCCAATGAGGGACTGTGGTCTATTGCCAATCAAAAGGACAATACTATCATTGCAGTCGAGGCTTCACCAAACACATATTCAAAATTATGTGAAAACGTCAAGGAATACAGCAATATAATACCGGTTCATGGAGCGGTTTGTGATAGTAGTGATGACACGATTGTGTTCTATGATGCGATATGTTCGGGTATATCGACATTAAACATAGATTGGTTGGAGGATCCCAAAAGTAGGTTTTATAACGTTCCAAATGCTGCATATACTGAAATACAAGTACCGACATTGAAAATCGACGATTTAATCGTCAAATTTGGCACGCCGAATTATATAAAGATAGATGTAGAAGGAGCGGAGGATGTGGTATTGAGATCATTAACGAAAAAGATAGGAATGATAGCATTTGAGTGGGCGGCGGAGACGAGAGATGTGGCTTTCAAGGCAATAGAACATTTGGAACGATTAGGGTATGGACATTTTGCGGTGCAATTAAACGACGACACTTACACATACATTCCTGACACGTTTCCCTATAACAAGTTTTCGATTAAAAAGGTATTGAATGCATCTATAGACAAGATCGATTGGGGAATGATATTTGCGATATAATTTTACTTTCTCACATAGTCATATTCTTGTTTAAACCATTCAATGGTTTCTCTCAGTTTGTCGTAAAAGTTCTCGAATTGTAGGTCTGGAAACGTTTTCATAAGGAGTTCGTTGCTACATGTTTTCTTGACGATGCCTTCTTCTTTGTTGATGATGCGCCATTTGCTGTCTGGGAAGTTCAATCCTATCATTTCGACAATGTCAACTATTTTCATTTCGTTGATGGCTAAAATAAGATGATCATAGGATATGGAATCATAATTGGTAACTAGTTTGTACACAATTTTGACGACATCGCCAGCATAAATGAATTGCCGCAGGCTTTCAAAACTAGTTGGCACTTCGACGGTTGTATTATTTTTAGATGCCAAATAGAATTTATGAATGAGAGCAGGAACAACATGTGCGTCTTCGAGATTAAAGTTATCAAACTTACCAAAGATGTTACATGGAGAGACACACATGTATTTTGTATTGAACTCTTTGTTGTAGTTTTTGCATTGCAGATACAACATACGTTTAGCGTAGGCATAGGCGTCATTACTTATGTGAGGGTGTCCTTGAAGGATCATATCTTCGGTCATAGGGAAGGAGGGAGGATTTGCGGGAAAAACACAAGTGGATGTGAAGAAAATACCCTGTTTAACACCGTGTTTGTTGGCGTAGTGCATAATGTTTTCGTTTATTAGGATGTTGTCATGGAACATTTTCACTTTGTGATTGATGTTTAGGAAGAGTCCACCCACAACCGCCGCAAAGTGTACCACAAAATCAGGCTTGATCGTTTCAAACATCAGATCCACTTGATCTGAATGACATAGGTTGTACTCTTGTTTGGATACGAATATCCACTCATGTTCTGGTTTATCTAATTGTGACAAGTAGGTTCCCAACATGCCATTTTTTCCAGTAACGAGGACCTTCATTATGATTATATTACTACTAAATGTAAGTCTTTATGCTAGTTTCTTTTTTCTTTCGATAAGTATGTCAAGTATATCGTATAGTTGTCGTCTTATAGCTTCTCTGATTGTATACAGATGTTTTTCAACTTTTGTCTTTGAATCATTGACAGTTAATAACGGCGCCACTAAATCCCAAACTCTGGTACTGAATTTTGTCAACATATCCGTGTATAAGCTAGCTATTCGTGTTTCTGCGTCTGTAATCTGGTTTGAATTAATATACAAGTTAACTGCAAAATAAGTTTTTATATCAAGTGTTATATCTTTGATATGATCATTTAAACCTTTGTATTGTACTGGAGTATAATTGTTTAAGTACTCTGTGAGGTTGTTATTAATAATAGCTAAAACATAACTTTTCAATAGGTCTTTATAGTTTGCATCTTTTTCGTCATTGTCTAAGTATGTATCTAATATCTGTACTTTTTCCGCAACTGTGATATCTGGAATGAACTTGATTTTGGTGATATCAAATGTGGTTGTTTCTATTTCAGAAGATGCCAATGGCGACAAAGTGAATGAAACAGAAGACATTCGTGGAGGAGTGGTTGTTGCTGATAATGCAGAACCAAAACTGTCAGAAGATGCCAAAGGCGACAAAGTGGATGAAGCACCGGTACCTGCCGAAGGTGTAGTAAAAGGATTACTTGCAGTCCTAGAAAAAGGAGACGTTAGATCTACTACTTGACCTCTTGGATCCAGTGAAGAAGCCCTTTGAATACCTCTTGGAGGACCAGCAGCTGGTGGCACTGTAGCAGGACCCACTGAAGAAGCCCTTTGAATACCTCTTGGAGGACCAGCAGCTGGTGGCACTGTAGCAGGACGAGTTGTTACAGGACTAACAACAGCAAATCTTTGAAGATGATATGCAAGTAGCTCTGGATAATGAGATAAAATGTGAGCATACGCATATTTGTCCAGAACTATTGGCACTTCATCGTACTTTGACTTTTTATATTTTTTAGGCATATATATATTATATTTTTTTATTTTTTATGGATGAATAGATAAATAGTCCCCACGCATTTTTTGCCACCAAATCTAAACAGTTATATGATACATTTTTAGGTGCATTTGGTAAAAGGTATACCAAACCGTACATAGACCATATTATGAACATGTATTTTACGATTTTTCTGCCTTGAGGAGTTTTCGAGCCGTATTTGTTGTACATATGACTGAAACACATTACGAATGGAATGAATCCCAAGAAACATGCATTTTTTCTTTCTAACACTCCTTTTTCACCCAAATAACCGAATAATAACATCAACATGTTCAAAGACATGATCAAACTGACGTCTTTAATGTTGTTTTTAACAAAGGTTCTCATGTTAATGGGAGTTGTGGAAGCAATGTATTCCAAGTATAATATGGTCGACATGAGCATGGTCGGGGTTGTTAGGAACCAATCGTAGTATCTAAACACGGATATGTTTGGTGGATCAAAATACCGATACATGAACACATATGCCAATAATTCTATAAACTGCACGATTGTTTCTAATAGGAGGATTTCTTTGAGTATACTGTGTTGTGGTGATAGTTTGTAGGAGAATCCGTGAAGTCCAATTACACCGGTCAAAAATTGGATTAGAATAGATAAATGTCCTGATAATTTAACAATATCTTGCATTAATAGTTATTATACAAAATTAATTTAGGGATCGGATTTGTCCATCTTTCGGAGCTGGACCTTAATGTTGCTGTACTTACGTCCGAACATCTTCTCGAACTCGTCCTTCTTATTCTTCTTAATGGTAGGCTTAACGGATAACAGCTGCTCTAGTTCTGTTTTGCTCCACCCTTTCCTGTGGTTGGGGTACTTGTTATCTACTTCCTTATCACTTTCTTCTTTATCTGATTCATCCTGGGACATCGATTCGGTTGTAGCAATAATATCGTTATGGATCTTGGAAATAATGCTCGGTTCATTCCTTTTATTGGTAATAAAGGAGATAATATCAAGGATCTGCTCAGAGGTGGAGTACATAATGTTGTGATGCTGTGATGCTGTGATGCTGTGATACTTGATGCGTGTAATCAGTTTCCCGAAACCTGTATAATATACATATGAGGGCAATATAGAAGTTTTTCAATTTTTAATCATTTTATATAATAATACTTATGTCCACATTAACAGCCAGGCAATTGTGTTTGAAAATTAAAGAGTATAAACAGCTAATAAAGGCAAATCTTAAAACAATTGTTGCCTCGAGTAATTCACAAGACGAGGTTATTGATAAAATATTGGATCTGCTGCAGCTATCAATAGATGACAAAAAAAACTTCAAGAACACTTTGGTAGTTGAACAAGGGGTTGTATGTAGTAACAGTACAGAAGTGTCCCAACTGAATGTATTTGATAGTAGTGAATGTGCCAAGGTGCTTGGTTGTATTCGGCGCAGTAATTATAATAATAATCGTACAAATTTTTATAACCAGATGCTAACGATGGGATATAGTGATCAACAAGCACTAAAACAATTAGCCTACTTGGACACGATGTGTACCTTTGAGGGAACACAAATAAATGATGCCAATATCAAACAAGTGTGTTTGATTAATAATGCGGCAAACTCAATAAACTTGTCGACATATAATCCACTTGCAATAGCTATGTATGAATCGTTGATAGAGCAGGATAAAGCAACTTCTGAATTAGACTGTAACATGTTACCAACCAATTACAGCTCAGATGAATATGTCAAAGTATTAGATTCTTGTATAAATCATGTTGGATTAAAACAAAAAAATATTGCAATATGTGTATCTAATTTTAATCAAAGTAACATTGCAGATATATATCAACAATGCAAGATTAATGTGGCTCCAAAGCCAGAGCCAGAGCCAGAACCGGAACCAGAGCCAAAACCGGAGCCGGAACCAGAACCTAAACCGGAACCGGTACCAGAGCCTCAACCTGATCCTAAACCAGACACCCCACAGGGTCAAGATTATACGTTATACTATGGTATTGGTGCTGTAGTATTATTATTGCTATTAGTACTTCTGATTGGAAAATAATCTAATAGAATATTATAATAATATGTCATCAGGAGCAGACGTTTGTCGTGAAATGGCTGCAGGAAGAAGTCAAAAACAACCAGATTGTGGTGACCCTTTTTGTTCATTAGGTAGGATTGCGTCCGGTGTTGGTGAAGCAATTTCAGGAGGTTTGGCTAATATCTTAGGTGCTAGCAACAAAAACATTTCAACTACAATAACAATGTTAGAGAATAGTATGTCAGATGTATCGAGACAAACATATGAAAAGAAATGTGAGAATGAAGCAAATTATAATCAAGAGAATATCATAGATAACTTACAATGTATTACAGCTTTAGGATGTAATGAGCCAATGCCAGATTTATCTAAATATACTCCTGAACTAGCTAAATCAGCACTTCGTGCATATGAAGCTAAACAAAGTACATGTCAAGAGTTAATAAGCGGTAAGGCAATTAATCAAACTAATAATTTAAGTTCTACACAAAATTGTGTAATTGATGGAGTCATCCAGATTTTATCAAAAGAAAAGTTAGATTCAAACTTATTAATGTTATATGAGAAATCATTAGCAGCAAAAGGTTTAGCTGCTGCCAATAAAAACGATAGTTCAAATTGCACTAACATAAATAATAAGATTGATAAACAAACATACATTGATTCTGTACAAAGGTGCTACAATAAATTAAATTTAAACCAAAAGAATGTTGCTAACTGTGCTCGTAATGTAAATCAAACTAATATAGCAACAATGTTACAAGATTGTTTATTACAGGAAGAAGTTCTCAATGATTCCACTAAAGAAATAACATCTGATGTAAAAATAGAGGATAAGACTACTATGAAAGCAGAAGGTTTGACCCTAGGCTTTCTTGCAATGATTTTTCTCATAATTATACTAATAGTAGGTGCTGGTTTCTTAATGAAAAAGAAAAAATAAAGTGTGTGTAAGGGTTATATAATGGGAAATTTTCTATCCACAATTGGGAATCTTATTCCTGGCAACTTTATAACAGGTATCATTGATTTTAAAAATAAAATGAAGGACACAGCAGAACTTGTAGGACCAGATATGTTCACTTGGATTGTACCTGCGGTTATGTCTCTTTTATTTGGGTTAAAGGACCTTATAGATTTTGAAGCCTATCAGATAATTCTCAATTTAGCAAGTGCCGGAGCCTATTCATGGCTAGCCTATAGGTTTTGTCAAATGATAACTAAAAAGAGGGGTACTACTTTAAATAAGAAAGATGCTATCTTGCATAGTATTATTAAGGGAGTGATTGTTGGACTATGTGCAATGATAGGTTACTTTATAATTACATTAATTCCTTTTGTGAATCTATTAGAATATGTCAGCGTATTAGGTCCGGCGTTACTATATTTCTTTATTATTTCACCTATGTACTTGATAGTAACCATCTTGTACCCTCTAAAGTGTTAAAACCTTAATCCCCCGATTCCCCCTATGATAGGGCATTGACCGCACCACATAGCCGTACCGTCCGATAGTCTAGCAGTACATGTGGTTCTATCGGTAGCATTATTAGCGTAAGGACACTCGGTACCTCCATGAGCAGCGGCTTGTAAGACGCTGTATGTTCTGTATTGATATCCGCTTGTGTAGCCACAGAAGCCGGTATCACATATATAATTACATGGTCCCCAACTTCCCCACTGACCGATACAATTTACAGGACATTCTTTTAATTTGCATGTTTTAGATTCGACTTGACCAGCAGGTACGTCACATGGCTTCCCACCATTTGCGGGATATTGCGTTACAATGTAGGTTCGATTCTGTGTTCCATTGCCACATGATGCACTACATGCAGTCCAATCTGACCAATAACCAGCGCAATCAATTGGACACAATTGTGTATTACATGCTTGTGTTTGTACAGAGCCGTTATCATATGGACAATTTGTCCCTCCATAGGCTGCATTTTGGCTGACAGTATATTGTCTAGATTGAGTACCACCGCCACATGTTCTACTACATGTACTATAATTACCCCATTGACCGATACAGTTAATGGGACAATTCTGAGTGTTGCATGCTTGTGTCTCTGTTGTTCCGTCTGCTATTGGACATGTTATGCCGCCATACTGTGCCGGAGTTGTTACTTTAAATGTTCTTGTTTGAGTTCCACCACCACATGTTTTATTGCAGGTGCTCCATGGAGTCCAGTTTCCGACACAATCAATGGGACAGTTTTGGGTATTACATGATTGGGAGTCTGATTGACCGTCTGTTGCGGGACAGGCTGCACCACCATAAGCACTTGGACGGGTTACTTTATAGCTTCGTGTTTGGGTTCCACCTCCACAGGTTCTATTACACGATCCATATGGTGACCACTCTCCAATACAATCAACAGGACAGCTTTGGGTGTTGCATGTTCTGGATTCTGTTAAATTGGGACATGTAAGACCACCGTTAGTAGGTGGAGTTATGATTGATCTCGAACGACTTTGTGTTCCAGTGCCGCAAGATTTATCACAAGGTGTCCATTCAGACCAATCAGATACGGTACAATCGACAGGGCATGCTTGAGTGTTGCATGTTTGTGATTCTTCTAGGGGAGGGCAGTTATCACCTTGTGTAATAATAGTTCTAGAACGTTTCTGTGTACCAGTGCCGCAAGATTTGTCACAATCGGTCCAACTAGACCAATCGGATATGACACAATTAACAGGGCATGCTTGGGTGTTGCAAGGTTGCGATTCTTCTAGCGGCGGACAATTTGCACCTTGTTTAATAATAGTTCTAGAACGTTTTTGTGTTCCGGTGCCGCAAGATTTATCGCAATCAGACCAACCAGACCAATCGGAAACGGTACAACCAACAGGACATGCTTGGGTGTTGCAAGGTTGTGATTCTTCTAGCGGAGGACAATTATCGCCCTGTTGTGTTACGGTTCTTGTGCGTTTTTGTGTTCCGGTGCCGCAAGATTTGCTACAATCGGACCAATTAGACCAATCGGATACGGTACAACCAACAGGAGGTGTGACTGGTATATTATTTGATGCATCTGCAATGATAGAATTGTTAGATGAATCTGTTTTTTGTTTTTGCACATAGATATATCCTATTATACTAACCATGATTAGTGATATTATAATGATAGCTATCATATATCATTACAATATAAAAATATAAATATTGACTTTAAACAATTGCTCCTCTTATATTTGTATCTACAGCAAAATTATTTATAGTAACATCTGCGGTTCCTTTAACTATTGCGTATCCTGGATTGCCACCAGCTCCAGGATTATTACCACCACCAGCACTACCAGATTGAGCCCAATCACCACCATTACCACCGTTACCGCCATTTTGATTTCCTATATAATTATTGGCAGTACTTGGTGCACCTCCAATTAAACTGGAATTGTTGCTTCCTCTGCCAGTTGCCCCTGTACCACCTGGCTTTCCAACAGAAGCTTTAATAACACATCCGTAATATTGCCCATTTCCTGTATCTGATCGAAGTGTTCCAAGGCTCCAGGTACCTGAAAAGTAACTTCCTAAACCTGTAGATAAATTATAATAGGTTGGCACAACCGAACCACCTAAATTATATGTACCTGTGCCATAATTATATAATTGCCATGAACCTGCATAATAACGGTAATATGTGTAACCTAAATATCTACCATCATAATATGATCCACCATCCCCAAATATTTCGACGCCAATTGATTGTCCACAACCACCACCGCCGCCTCCACCACCACCTGCATAAATACTTCCTGTTACCATATTTTTTATGATTACTTTTTGATTTACATAATTTGCTTTAATAGCATTTCCACCGTTACCACCATTTGTAGCTCCTCCAGCTGCTCCTGCAGCTGCACCATATACTGTTCCACCTGCACCACCCGCACCACCTGCTCCTTGTATGCTTCCATTGTTCTCTATCGTTATTTCTGACCCATTTGGAAACTGACCAATATCTAAGCCGCCTACAATTACACCACCATTAATTACCAAAGTTATTATTGTCGTTGTTGCTGGTGCACCATATGTTGCAACATATTCATTATACAAATTATAATTTGTTTTGTTGCTAGATACATAAATGACTTTACATGGTTCCGTATTACATGATTGTGTTTGTATATATTTATCATAATACGGACAAGCTTGTCCACCATAAGCTTCAAGTTGAATGACTTTATATTGTCTTGATTGTGTTCCACCACCACATAGTTTATTACATGCTCCATAGTTACCCCATTCACCAATACAATTTACGGGACAGTTTTGGGTATTACAAGGTTGTGATTCTGGTGTTCCGTCTGCGACTGGACAAGCAATTCCACCATACTGTGCCTGAGTTGTTACTTTAAATGTTCTTGTTTGAGTTCCACCACCACATGTTTTACTACAAGTGCCCCAAGGAGTCCAATTACCGACACAATCAATGGGGCAGTTTTGGGTATTACATGATTGGGAGCTCGTTTGACCATCTGTTGCAGGGCATGCTGTACCACCGTAAGCACTTGCACGGGTCACCTTATAACTCCGCGTTTGGGTACCACCTCCACACGTTCTATTACATGATCCATAAGGTGACCACTCTCCAATACAATCAACGGCACATTCTTGGGTGTTGCATGTTCTGGATTCTGTCAAGTTGGGACATACTAGACCTCCATTGGCAGGTGGAGTTATGATGGATCTTGAACGTTTTTGTGTTCCGGTGCCGCAAGATTTATCACATTCAGACCAATTTGTCCAATCGGATACGACACAATCAACAGGACATGCTTGGGTGTTGCATAGTTGCGATTCTTCTAGCGGAGGACATATTTGTCCATTGTTAGATACATCCGTAATAATAGACCGTGTGCGTTTTTGTGTTCCGGTGCCGCAAGATTTGTCACAATCGGACCAACTAGACCAGTCGGATACGACACAATCTACAGGGCAAGCTTGGGTATTGCATACTTGAGACTCTTCTAGCGGAGGACATGCAACACCCCCATTAGATACATCCGTAATAATAGACCGTATGCGTTTCTGTGCTCCGGTGCCGCAAGATTTGTCGCACTCAGACCACTGAGTCCAATCGGATACGACACAATCAACCGAACACGCTTGGGTGTTGCAAGTTTGTGATTCTTTTAGCGGAGGACATGTAACACCCCCATTAGATACATCCGTTACAATAGACCGTGTGCGTTTTTGTGTTCCGGTGCCGCAAGATTTGTCGCATCCAGACCAATTAGACCAATCAGATACGACACAATCAACGGGAGGTGTGACGGGAGGTGTCAGGTTATTATGAGATGAATCCACCGTGGATTTTTTGATAGTTTGATTATAATAAATACCGGCTATAGATACTGATATTATGAGTACAATTATTAGTATGATACCTATCATAGATATTATAATAATAGATAATTGTTATGCTCTGGTAATGTATATATAATTGCGCGCATATTGACTTGTGCCCGGATAACCTTCAAACCACATTTTTTTGGTTTCGCCAGCTGGGACGTAAAATTCGGTAATATTTCTCTGTAGATTGGAACCCTCGCCCACATCTTGAGGGCTCCAAAAGAAGGAATTATAGGAAAAGTCATATTTGCTGACACGAATCGGAACGGAAAAGTTATTCTTCACAGACAACCCGATGGGGACATCATAATAGCCGGAGCGAATGTCGAAATATAACATTGCATATAGTGTTGGTGAGGTGTTTAGAGCAAAATTACTGGCATAATCTATTCGATAGTTTGTTATAGCATTTGCCGTATACGCGTGACTATTGACATCGACATACAAATTAGGAGGGCAGTCTCCAAGGTTACACGAACGGGATTCCACTCTACCAGCACTAAATGGACAACTTGTCCCGCCATTAGCCGCTGCTTTTGTCACAATGTACGTCCTGTTTTGACTTCCTGAACCACATGTTTTATCACATGGTGTCCACTCCGTCCAATATCCTTCACAGTTAACGGGACATGGTTGGAGGTTACATTCTTGAGTTTGAGGTGATCCATTATCATAAGGACAATTTGTTCCTCCATATGCTGAATTTTGAATAATTTTATATTGTCTAGTTTGTGTCCCGCCACCACATGTTTTAGTGCATGCCCCATAGTTACCCCATTCTCCAATACAGTTTACGGGGCAATTTTGTGTATTACAATCACGGCTTTCAGGTGTTCCGTCTGCTACTGGACAAGCTATTCCGCCATACTGTGCCGGAGTTGTTACTTTATATGTTCTTGTTTGTTTCCCCCCACCACATGTTTTATCGCAACTACTCCAAGCCGTCCAATTACCGACACAATCAATGGGACAGTTTTGGGTATTGCACAATTGAGAGCTTGTTTGACCATCTGTTGCGGGACATACCGTACCACCATAAGCACTAGCACGGGTTACTTTATACGTTCTCGTCTGAGTTCCACCTCCACACGTTCTATTACACGATCCATATGGTGACCACTCTCCAGTGCAATCAACGGGGCAATTTTGAGTATTGCATGTTCTTGATTCTGTTAAATTGGGACATATTAGACCACCATTAGCAGATGGAGTTATTATTGATCTAGAACGTTTTTGTGTTCCGGTGCCACAAGATTTGTCACAATCGGACCAACTAGACCAGTCGGATACGACACAATCTACAGGGCAAGCTTGGGTATTGCATACTTGAGACTCTTCTAGCGGAGGGCATGCAACACCCCCATTAGATACATCCGTTACAATAGACCGTGTGCGTTTCTGTGTTCCGGTGCCGCAAGATTTGTCGCATTCAGACCAACTAGACCAGTCGGATACTACACAATCTACAGGGCATGCTTGCGTGTTACATGTTTGTAATTCTTCTAACGGAGGGCAGTTATCACCTTGTTTAATAATTGATCTAGTACGTTTTAGTGTTCCAGTGCCACAAGATTTATCGCATTCAGACCAGCTAGACCAATCGGATACTACACAATCGACAGGAGATATAATGGGAGGTGTAACTGGTTGCGTTACGGGAGGCGTAACTGGTTGCGTTACGGGAGGCGTAACTGGTTGCGTTACGGGAGGCGTAACTGGTTGCGTTACGGGAGGCGTAACTGGTTGCGTTACGGGAGGCGTCAAGGTATTATTGGATAAATCAGTTGTGGATGTGTTGTTTTGTTTATCATAATAGTAGTATCCTAAAGCAGATAAAAGAATTACAGTAAAGATAAATAGTATAGCTAACATATAATATTATCACCACATAAAATATTAATATTCGATATAAGTTCCTGGTACACTCGGACATATATTTGCTGGTTTATATTGAACTTCATATAATGCGGCAGTACATGATATATTATTACAATATTTTTGTTCCCTTGTTAATGGTCGTCTACTTGTTTGTATAGTATCCTTTTGTACGGAGCATTGGTGTGTGTTACATAACTGGCTTTCGGATGTGACTCATCAATTAACAATAACATGTTTGTGTTTCTGATGTAACACCACAAGCCAAACCATTTCCTGTTTTATTTTGTATAATTGACCTTGTTCTAGTTTTTATTCCATTATTAGAAATTGGATATCCTGCAAAAGGTCTTCCTATACAAATCTTTCCAGCAGGACAATTATAATAATAACATGCTGCTCCAGAATAAGGGTCATTATAGTAATATGTACCACTTGGACAAATAGGATTACAATTATAGCAACTAGACCAGGCACCCCAATTACCTAATATACAGTTACAATCTTTTACACAAGTGCGTGTTTCTATTTTTCCAGCTGTTGCTTCACATGATATACCTCCATTTTGTGCATTTTGTGTTACAATATATGTTCTTGATTGCGTTCCTGTACATCCTGAACATTCACTCCACTCCGTCCAATAACCTTGACAGTTGACGGGGCATGCCTGGTTGTTACATGCTTGAGATTGTATAAAACTATTTGAAAATGGACAAGTTGTTCCACCATAAGCTTCATTTTGAGTAACTTTATATTGTCTATATTGTAACCCACCACCACATGATTTATCACATGCCCCATAATTGCCCCATTCGCCAATACAATTGACCGGGCAGTTTTGGATATTACAAGCACGTGTCTCCTTCGTACCACTTACGACGGGACACACGGCACCCCCATTCTGGGCTGGAATAGAAACATTAAAAGTTCTACTCTGGGTGCCTCCCCCGCAGGCTTTATCACAATTGCTCCAAGCCGACCAGTTACCGACACAATCAATGGGGCAGTTTTGGGTATTGCATGATTGGGATTCCGTTTGACCGTCTGTTGCAGGACAAGCTGTTCCACCAAACGCACTTGCACGGGTTACTTTATAAGTCCGTGTTTGGGTGCCTCCTCCACACGTTTTGTTACACGATCCATAAAGTGACCACTCACCTTCACAATTAATAGGACAGTTTTGAGTATTGCATGTTCTGGATTCTGTCAAGTTGGGACATATTAGACCACCATTAGCAGGTGGTGTTATTATTGATCTAGAACGTTTCTGTGTTCCGGTGCCGCAAGATTTGTCGCATTCAGACCAATTTGTCCAATCAGATACGATACAATCAACAGGACACGCTTGTGTGTTACATGTTTGTGATTCTTCTAGCGGAGGACATGTTTGACCACTATTAGCGGCAGGCATAGTTACGCTTCTGGTACGTTTCTGTGTTCCGGTGCCGCAAGATTTATCGCATTCATACCAACTAGACCAATCGGATACGGTACAATCAACAGGACATGCTTGGGTGTTACAAGATTGTGATTCTTCTAGCGGAGGACATGTTTTACCACCATTAGCGGCGGGCATAGTTACGCTTCTGGTACGTTTCTGTGTTCCGGTACCGCAAGATTTGTCGCATTCAGACCAACTAGACCAATCGAAGACGGTACAATCAACTGGACACGCTTGGGCATTGCAAGATTGTGATTCTTCTAGCGGAGGACATGTTTTACCACCATTAGCGGCTGGCGTAGTAACGCTCCTGGTACGTTTTTGTGTTCCGGTGCCACAAGATTTGTCGCATTCGGACCAATCAGTCCAATCGGAGACGGTACAATCGATAGGAAGTGTGACGGAAGGCGTAAGTGGTTGCGTTACGGGAGGTGTCAAGTTATTATTTGATAAATCAGTTGTGGGTGTGTTTTTTTGTTTATCATAATAGTAGTATCCCAGAGCAGATAAAAGAATTACAGTAAAGATTAATAGTATAGCTATCATGTTATATAATAACCACATAAAATATTAATATTCAATATAAGTTCCAGGTATACCTGGACATATATTTGCTGGTTTATATTGTATGCCATTATATTGAACTCCATATAATGCGGCAGTACATGATAGATTATTACAACATTTTTGTTCCCTTGTTAATGGAGGGCATGCCCTACCCCCATGAGCAGGATATACTGTAACTGGTCGTCTACTTGTTTGTGTTCCAGGTGAAGTTATTACATTAGCTGAATATCTATAAGTATTCATATTACATGTACTACATGGACTCCAATCACTCCACCCCCCTACCTGACAATCTACCGGGCACGGATGTGTATTGCATGACTGGCTTTCGGATAAGACTGGACATGCTGCTCCCCCATATGCAGGATTTACAGTTACACTACGTGTTCTTGTTTGTGTTCCACCTCCACAGCTTTTACTACATGCTCCCCAAGCGGACCAATTACTAACCTCACAATTTACTGGACATTCTTTTATTTTGCATGATTGAGTTTGAATTGCTCCATTTGCGTATGGACAAGCGGTTCCGCCATTTTTCGCAAATCTTGTTGTCATATAGGTGCGTGTTTGTACGCCATTACCACATGGTGCATTACACGCACCCCATTCCGACCAATTTCCCGTACAATTAACGGGACATGTTCGGCTTTGGATGCTTCCATTGCTGTACATGCAATCTTCTCCGCCATACGCTGCATTTTGACGGATCGTATATTGTCTTGATTGAAAACCATCATTATCGCACGCTCCATAAACTCCCCATTCACCAGCACAGTTTACGGGGCAGTTTTGGGTATTACAAGGTTGTGATTCAGGTGTTCCGTCTGCAACTGAACAAGGTA